GACGTAGTAACGAAGCTGCCAGTGTCAGCGGAAAGTGCGAACACGCCCGTTTGAGACGTAGTAACGAAGCTGCCAGTGTCAGCGGAAAGTGCGAACACGCCCGTTTGAGACGTAGTAACGAAACCACCTGTCTGTGACGTAGTTACGAAATTGCCAGTATCAGCGGAAAGCGCAAACACCCCCGTTTGGGACGTAGTTACGAAATTGCCCGTTTGACCAGTACTTACAAATTTAGAAGTACTTACATAATTAGTAACTTGCCCAGTTGTTGGGAAAGTTCCAGTGTTAACGAAACTGCTTACTGCCCCAGTTGTGGAAAAAGTTCCAGTGTTTACATAACTTGTGACAGCACCTGTTGTAGCAAAAGTTCCAGAATCAACATACTGAGTAACTGTTCCAGTTGTAACTACTTGATTTAATGGAATTCTTCTAATTAATGCCATAATTAAGCCCTATAATAAATATTAGCTAAAACTCCAACGCCAGCTCCATCCCAAGGTATTGTGCCAGCTGCATCTTCGCTAATTTTTACTATAATGCCTTGGAACCCCTCCATAGAATATGGAAAATTTTGCTCTATTGTTGAATATCCATACATTGGATAAGTTAATATTGGAGTAGGTGAACCTGTGTAAGGATTGCTATAAAATTGAATAAAGAGAGGTTCATCAGTAGTATTATTATCTATGAAAAATCCAGCAAGTTTTGTTGCAGAATCACTAACTGAAACAGCTTCTCCAGATAAAGCGATATTCCTGTAACCAGAAATAGAAGGGGGCGCGAAACTAAATGAAGCTTCTCCTGCAAAATCTGCAGGGATCATTGGACGCCATTCGCCCAAAGTTCCATCATATATATAATTTAAATTGGGGGTAATTTTTCCCCCTTGTATAGCCGAAGATGGAAATACGGGATTTGGCATATTAAGAATATAAAATTATACCTGTAGCTGTAGCTGCTGAAGTTTTAATAGTTTTAAAAGGAATTGGATTCGGAAAAGTTACACTCTGATCTGCGGCAACATGTATTCCATGTTGATTATCTATAGTGATCATTATATTGGCATTTGCTCCATTATAAATGCCATGAATTAAACTCGCTCCAGTAATACAAATATTATTTGTAGATGTTAAAGTATATAATTTACCTAAATTTAAGTAATTTTGACTCATACTCTTTTTTTACACTTTCTAGAAACTTAATCTTAAATAATTATAATCAATATGAATTTTAGTTTATATAAACCAAACTCAAAAGTTACAGGATGTGCATTTCAATTTAAAGTAGGGAGTGGTAAAAATTCTGAAAAAACTTTATACGTCAGCGCTATTCAACAAGCTTCTTGGAACGAAAATACAAAAACTGGATCTTTCTCTGAAAATGCAAAAAATCCAGAGAAAAATCTTAACATTAAATTAAATGTTAATGAAATAGGAGGTTTTCTATATTCAATTAGGCAATACAAAGACTTTTCCGCTTTCCACACATACGAAGAAAATAAAACACAAATTTCATTTAAGCCATACCAAAAAAAGGATGGAACTGATGCCTTTTCTTTTTCTATATCTAGGAATGGAAATCAAAAATTTGGAATTGGCATTGAATTGGGCGAAGCAGAAGCTTTAGCAGAATTCTTAAAGTTTTCACTATCTGAAATCTTCAACAGTAGAACGAATTCCTCTAAACAAGAAGAATAATGAAGAAAAAAATTCTCTTTCATTCTAACTACTCTAGAGCATTTACTGGTTTTGGTAAGAATGCTAAAAATATTCTTCGTTATTTATTTAATACTGGAAAGTACGAAATAATTGAAGCTGCAAATGGAATGCCATTTGAGTCCGAAGAGACTGCAAGACAGCCTTGGAAAAGTTATGGCACTTATCCAAACCAGCAAAAACTAGAGCAATTAAAAGCTCAAGATCCAAACATTGAAAGAAGTTTGGGTTATGGAGCTGGAATGATTGATGATTTAATTAAACTAGTCAAACCAGATATTTATGTCGGTGTGGAAGATATTTGGGGATTTAATGGTTATTGGGACAAGCCTTGGTGGAGCAAAATTAATTCAGTCGTTTGGACAACTTTAGACAGTTTGCCAATTCTACCAGATGCAGTTAATGCCGCCCCTAAGATTAAAAATTATTATGTTTGGGCTTCTTTTGCAGAGAGGGCATTAAAGGGCTTGGGTTACAGTAATGTAAAAACATTGCGTGGATGTTTGGATACTTCTAAATTTTTTAAGATTGAAGATCAGCAAAGAACAAAGCTGAGAAAAGATTTTGGATTAGATGATTCTTTTTTGATTGGATTTGTATTTAGGAATCAATTAAGAAAATCAGTTCCAAATTTATTGGAGGGATTTTCCATTTTTAGATCTAATAATCCACGAGCAAATGCTAAATTATTGCTCCACACTCATTGGTCTGAAGGTTGGGATATTCCAAGATTATTAAGAGAAAAAAATATTCCCGAAAATTTAGTTTATACAACTTATTTTTGTCACGCTTGTAATAATTACGAAGTTAAGCCATTTACTCGACAAAATATTGGATGCAAGTTTTGTGGCAATCCAAATAGCCAAGTAACTACAAATGTTACAGCTGGAGTTTCAGATAAACAATTGAATGAGATTTATAACTTGATGGATGTATATTGCCATCCATTTACTAGTGGTGGTCAAGAAATTCCAATTCAAGAAGCAAAACTTGCGGAATTAATTACGTTGGTCACCAATTATTCTTGTGGTGAAGATAGCTGCACTAAAGAAAGTGGTGGCATGTCATTGGATTGGACTGAGTATAGAGAACCTGGAACTCAATTTATTAAAGCTTCAACTTGTCCACAAAGTATTAATCAAAGACTTACGGAAGTTTTTTTCATGCATCCAGATAAAAAAAATACAATTGGACAGCTTGCCAGAAAATGGACAATAGATAATTTTTCTATTGAAGTCATCGGGAAAAAATTGGAAGAAATGTTTGATTCATTTCCGCAGGTTGATTATGATTTTTCTTTTGAAGAGCAACAACCAAATATAGAATATGTAATTCCTGAAATTGAAGATAATGAGGAATTTATCATAGATCTTTATGCAAACATATTGAAAGAAAACATAGACAGAAATCATGCATTTTGTTTAGAATGGATGAATCAATTAAAATTTGGCGCTTCCAAAAAGCAAATTTATGATCATTTAATTAATCAAGCGAAACAAAAATTAAATAAACCAAAACAAATTAATTTTGAAGATCTCTTAGATAAAGATGATGAAGGCAAGCGATTGGCTGTTGTAATTCCTCAATCTGGTGGAGATGTATTAATGGTCAATTCACTTCTTGAAAATTTAAAATCTCTATATCCCGAGTATAATATATATATTTTTACTGATCCAAAATTTTTCGATTTAATTAGAGACAATCCAGTAGTACATAAAGTTTTACCATATAATCCAATTTGTGATAATTTATTATTTTTAGAAGGCCAAGGAGCGCATAAGGGATTTTTCGAATTAGCATTTTTACCACACACCACAACTCAAAAATTTTTCGCCTACCAACATAACGGAAAAGATAAAATTCAATTTTCATTAGTATAATATGTCACATCTCATAGAGGAATACGCAAAATCGCTTGGTGTAAAAATTGGAAAACCTTATTTGTGCGAACATTTTTATCCAGCTATTGACGATAAATATATAACAATTCACACTGACAAAAAAATTGATTCAAAAAATTATGAATACTTTCCACAAGTGCTTAACTTAATAAAGCAAATTTTAAATAAAAAAGGATATAAAATATATCAAATTGGAGGACCAGAAGATCCAAAACTTGAAAATGTAGATGGACGGTTTTTAAATTTAAATTTTAAACAATCCGCATATTTAATAAAAAAATCTAAATTACATTTTGGCATTGATAGTCTACCAGTTCATATAGCAAGCATTTACGATATACCAATAGTAGCCCTATATTCACACACTTACGCAGCAAACGCATATCCATACTGGTCCTCAAAAGAAAATGTCACTCTAATTGAATCTGATAAAAATGGAATTAAACCATCATTCTCTTATCAAGAGAATCCAAAAACAATTAGAAACATCAAACCAGAAAATGTCGCTCAAGCAGTTTTGGATTCATTAAAGATAAAAGAAAAAATTAATTTTAATACATTAAGAATAGGTAGTCATTATCATATTAAAGTTGTTGAAATTGTCCCCAATTTTAAAGCAAACTTAGAAGATCAGAAAGATAAAACTATCTACATTAGAGCGGATCTACATAATGACGATCAAACAATTGCATTTTGGTGCGCAAATTATAAAACAAAAATTATCGCATCTAATGAAATTCCAATTCCATTGATTAAGCAATTTGCATCAAACATTGAACATATTTATTTTAAAATAAAAAACAAATTAATTAGTAACGACTATTTTGAATCAGTTAAAAACTGTAAAGTAAACTTTACAATATGTATTGATGATGAAGAAAATGTCGCCGAAATAAGAAATCATTACTTTGATTTTAGAGTAGAATTCGATAACATAAAAGAAAGAATTCAAAAAATTAAAAAACAAAATGGTTATTTTTTAACTAATAAAATCTTACTTTCAGAAAGTGTTTTTTATCCTAGTGAGGCTCATTTAAATGCAAACAAAAAACTTGACATGGTTAACGAAGTGATGCATGATGACGATGCATTTTGGAAAGATGCAGAACACTTCTATATTTATGACTTCATCATCAGAGAAACAATCGAAAGCGCAAACTCAGAACCCCAAGAATGCTCAAGAGAACTTGAGGAAAGCGAACGGACTCCTATCTAACATAGAATACATCTTTAACGAAGATGGCTCAATCAATTGGCGAGCCATGATTAAAACTGAACATCTTTACCCAAATAAAGATTGGTTTGAACTTCGTAAGTTAGAGATGCCTCCAACTATAGAGGGATTGGCTGACAATCAATTATTAATTAAGCTTGGTGGATTAAAGGATCTTGCTAAAATGCGAGGATTTAATTCAGTCTCTTATGAGGTTATTAAATCCGAAAGAGACTATGTTGTCGTTAAGTGTAAAATAAATTGGATAGGTAATTTTGAAACAAGTGGCATATGTATTGAGTTTGAGGACATGGCTAACGCTTCATTGGAAAATACCAATGATTTCTGTGCCAAATTTCTTGAAACAATTGCTACAAATCGAGCATTTGTTCGTTGCGTGCGCAATTTCTTAAATATTCACATCGTTGGTGATGATGAAATTGATAAATCAAAAAGCAAAAGTAAAATCTATGAAAATTCCGAACAGGTGCAAATTGACGGAGACATCTCTCCACAAAACTTACTAAGGAATCATGCAGTAAAAAAACTAAGCATTAGTAACTTCGAGGACTTTAAGCAAAAGCTTAGGGATATGTGGATCTCTGAATCTTATCAAAATCCAGAAGCAAAAAGCTGGAACTCGTTTAAGGATATTCCAGCTAGAGAATGTCGCAAATTAATCTCAATCATTAATTAATATGAAAGAATCAGTAATAAAAAAAATTATTAAAGTTTCAGATTTGGAAAAATTAAGCGAAGATATTAAAAATCTTCATGAAAAAAATGGAGAAAAGTTTCATCATAATTTAGGATTAATTCATGATAAAGAATTAATAACCAAATCTCTATCTCATGAATCTTTATTGATTTGGAATATTCACATATGGGGTCATTTTAATGGTGAAAAATTTGATGGAGTAATTGCAACCATTATTAGAAAAAATGAAAAATTTAATAAAAAAATGATGGATGAATACATGTGGTATGCGGAAAATTCAAATTGCGGAATGAAACTTTATAAAACAGCAATTAATTTTGCCAAAGAACAGAATTGTGCTTTTGTTAATTTTAATTTAATTGAAAATTCAATACATTCAGAAAAATTAAGAAATTTTTATTTAAAAATGGGTTTTATAAAAGATACTGAATCTTACATTAAATTATTAAATTAATACTCTAATAAATTTATACTCATGCTCGAAGGAGGAGAGAATTTAGCCATTGTATCTCCAGCTGCTAAAGAGTAAGCTTCAATCACAATGGTAAAAGTTCCAATTTCTTTTGGCTTTACCATTTTAAAACTATACAAATTTAAATCTTTGTTGTATGAAGAGTCAGTAGATAAAACTTCTGCTTGGAAATTACTAGTTTGCTTCGATGGCGTTTTTAGATATATTTTATATTTTTGCGCAAAAGTAACCCCTTTCCATTGAACTAATAAATATCCATTTGAATCTATTGCAGAAAAATTTTCTATTATTGGAGACTTTAAAGTTTCGGAAGTTGTTTGATTTTTTGTGGCCTCGTAAGCGTTTAAAAAATTAAACGTGTTATGTATTGACAAGTAAGATGCAGAAGAACCTTCAATTTTGCAAAACTTGTTTGAATCATATTCAGTGGCAAATATTGAATACTCATTAACATATTCTTCATTAATAGACATGACTTTAAAAATTTTATTATTCTGATTTTTAAAAGACATTGAGTAGGAAGAACCTATTAATATATCTTTTAATTTAATAGCTGTATCTACGGAAGTTTTTATTTTTTCAGTACTATTAGATTCAATTGTTCCATATTTAGATAAACTCAATATTGAATATGGAGTTTGATTATTGCTATAATCAACCCATCCAGTTTCATAACTTAAAACCTTAAAACTTTCAACAGAAGGTCTATCAGTTTCAATAATATCTGCAAACTTTATGGAATAATTGCTATAATTTGATACATTAAGTTGATTGTATGGAGTAGTTACTACTTTATTAGAAGTAAAATTCGTAAAAGAAAATGAATCTCTAGTATAAACATCGCTTCCATAAGTATCGGTAATGGAATACTTCATCATTAATCCAGTATCTATATATTCAAAAAAGTACTTTTTATGAGGTAATTCAAATTTTATCAATGGATCGCGCAACGAATCAATTTTAAAGAAAGTTTCTGTTTTTGCGTAAGAGCCAGTTTTAACTTCCCAATGACCATATTCAGAAACTTGATCATTCATGTTGTAACACTGAATGTAAGAAAAACAAACCTTAGTATCAAAATTGATAGTTTGAGTGACTCCATTTTGTATTACTTTATAATTACCCTTAAATAAACCAGTATAAGATTTATTTCCATCTGCATTATTTAATGGCAAAAGTGTGTTTTCGTGACTCAGCAAACCGTCTTGGTATATTGAATTTTGGGGCTGAATTGATTTAAAATACTTTTCTAAAAAAGTTAAATTTTTTACAATTAAATTGTCGGGATAATATTCTGTTTTGTATAGTAGATCTTCATATTTAGGTTTTATTTTAGGAATATGTAATGCAATTCTCTTTTCGTCAAAAATTTCCTTATCTAATAATTTATCAATAACTACGCAAAATTTATTCGCATCAACATTTTTTACGTCCTTAATAACTCCAAAATTTTTCTTGGAATTTATTAATTCATCATTGATGCTTATAAAATCTCCAGGCCTATAAAGCAAGGCTTTTAAATCCGTTGTAAAAGAAACGTTTAGATTTTCTTTGGAAGTTTGGTATAAAAAATGCAATCCCATTCTTCTAGCTTGAGATTTGGAAGTTATTCCAAAAGCATTTATTTCTTTTTTTAGAATTCCTCTTTTTCTAATTCCCTCAGAATCTTCAACAAATTCTATTTTAGGTTTAAAATTATCTTTTTCGTCATTGTAAAGAACGTCTACCGCTGTATACTCGTCGTCTTTTTTATGATTTGCGTAATTAAATAATCCATCTTTAACGTCTGAATTGTTAAATTCTCCAATTGGATCTTTTGGTCTATCATCTTCAAATGTTATTAAAGAGTTCATGTAATAAACGTGACCCCTAAAAACTGAAGCAATTTGATTTAACATATCAAATACATTAAATTTTTCTTTTATTATTGCATTAAAAGCATGTCTAGGTTCTAATCCTCCGTAGGCATCTGGAACTCCTAGATATTTTCCATTTTCATCTACAGCGTCACACCATCTAGCTATTTTATAAAGTTCCCAAACATCAACTTGCTCAGATTCTATATAATTTCCCAAACCATATCTTTTATTTATTAAAATATCCATTAAAATCCAAGCAGGATTATTTGTCCAAGACAATTTAAATGTTCCATCCCAATCTCCAGAGTAAATCACGACATTTTTGCCACTATTTAAATACCTAAGATCTTCTCCATTTGCATTATTTGGAAAATAATTACTTGGAACTAAAACTTTTTTAAGCTTGCAATCAAAAGTCCTGACTGGTATTTGAGAGAAAGCTCTTGAATCTATCTTTGTTCCAACAATGGCGGAAAATGGATAAGAAAAATTTTGAGGTATTATTTCGGTAACTTTTTCTAATGAAATTGCTTTATTTATTAATGACGATAAAGTTTCATGAGATAATCTTTTTACTTTAACATATCTTTTTATAGGTGTATTTGTCGCAGTATCTATTTTGGCTGGAGGAATTTGTATTGTTATTTTATTATTTTCTGTGAAGAGATTTGGATTTCTTTCTTCATTCGTAAAAAATACAGAAGGGGAAAAAACTCTTGCATGAGTTTCATCTTTAATAACGTTTGTTTCGAATGGTCCACAAAAAGCTATAGGAGCCCTTTCATTATCTATTAAATTTAAATTTGAAAGGGCAAAAGAATCAGATGGGATATGCTTTCTTTTAACTAATTCTTCTTTTATTTTATTTAATAATACAGGTTCTTCGTTTTGGATTGAATCAAGAGGCAAAACAATTCTCATAACATTATAAGTTATATTTTTTTGTGGAACAATCGGCGAATTTGCAAAATATTGTACGTCATCTATAAATCCCATTGCTTTTAAAGCTTTCCAAGTGCAAGCAGTTTTACCAGGGCTAGAAACTGGTGAAACATATTCTTCTGCAGTCGTGGTTAATACAAGATCATCGTTAGTAGGGGTAATGCCATCCCATACATTATTTTTATTTTTTGACGTTCCAAGTATTACATCAGTAGTTTTTGTAGCAACAGTATAAAAATACTCATAATTCATTAAATTGATCAAATCAGAAAAATAAGGTTGATGAGGATCTTGTCTCATCAATATTGAAATTGGTCCTGATGTTTTAAAATTTAAACAGCTAATTCCTGCAAATGCAGAAGTCCCTAAATTATATTGAGTAGCTGTTTGTGTCGCAGTTTTAGTTACATCAAGACCTCTTGGAAGCGCATTTATTTGCATGTTATATGTGCCACCTGTCCTTCGTATTAAGGGAGTTGATCCAAGTTTAAATGAGCCATTTGCGGTATTTAGAAAAAAATAATTATTTCTACTATCTTCTCCATATCTAGAATAATAATAATAATTTTTTATAGGAAGATTCGTGTTCCATGTACTTGTAAGTGTTCCCGCCGCTCCTTTGTAGTTAGTTATTTCAAATTTAACTCCGCCAGTTACCGTCGTTGCAAACGTCATGTTTAAATATTTAGAATATATTCTTTTAGTTACCGCTTTATATAAACATACAGTTTCTTCGGTAGTTGGGTTGGGTATGGTAGTGGCACTTGCGGAAATTTCTTTTCCGAAAAGAAATGCTCTATTTGGATAGTATGTAAAATAAAAATATTGAACAGTTTGAGCAGTATTGGTAAAATTTACAATACCTGGTCGATTTGCAGCTAGAGATTCAACAAAAGTAGTCGTGGTTCCAGTAAAAGTATCTGGACCCGATTTTAATAATTGATATATATCAATAGAATCTGCATCAGTACTTGAATAATAATCGTAATCTAAAAATTTTGTAATTTCATTTGTTGGAGCGGATAAATAATATATAAAATATTCACTAATTCCTCCTCCATTCCTTTTATTAAAAATCCAAAATTTAATATTATTAGATATTCTATCTACTGACGCAAGACTTGAATCTATTAATGAATTTGGATTGATTACTGGAGTCTTTATTATGCTAGAAGAGTAAACACTAAGTCCATTATTAAAAGTAATATCTGACTCTGTAGTAGTTGGGCTATTAATCGAATATTTATAAGATAAATTTTTAGAACTTATAATCGTTTTAATTAAAGAAAAATCATAAGTTTGATATCTATCAATTAAACTTTTCTTTTTTAATTCCATCAAAATAGCATCTCTATGCGTTAATAAATTAGCATCTTCATTAAGATCTAAAACTCTAGTTTTAGTTATTGATATTGCTGCTTTTTTTTGAAAAATAAAAGAGCTACTGGCATTAGTGAGTCCCATATTAATTAATTATATTAGTTTTCCTAAATTTGCTGCGCTTGAGCATATTTTATTAAATATATCATTTAGATTGGTTTCTGTATAAGCAGTACTACTTATATATATAGTATAAGTTTCTGGAAATGTTTTTAAATTTTCATCTATAGCATTAGTAATACTGGCGTAATTGTCAAAATTATTAGAGTCAAAAGAAATTTGTTTTGAAAACGAATATACTATTGACGTTGAAGGATTTAAATTTTTTAAAAGATCCTTTATGATTGGTGGGCCTTGTTCAACAAATACTGTTGTGTATAAATCTTTCGTAGTAAATTTTGCATTATTTTCCAATAAATCATAAAATTCATATACTTCATAATCATAAGTATAAATTTTTAATTCTTCGTAATTGTTATCAGCTTGAATAAACTTATACACATCACAAGTTCCAGTATTAGTGACTAATGTAGAATGAGGTTTTAAATTATCTGTATATGAGTACGCCTTATTTGGCAGTATTTTATAAGTAGCTTCAGTTGAAGTTGGTACACTTTCTGCACATTCAGTTAATTTACTTAAACTAAAATTATAAGAGCCGTCAAAATATTTTTGAAATATATCGTTAGTTAAAATAAATGTTGATTTTTTAGTAGATGCGTAATTATCAATTCTATCTCTAAAATAATTAATATCTTCAGTCGTTAAATAACAACTTCTTAAGCCAATTAAGCTATTGCTGGCATCATAAATTTTCTTTACTTTAGCCCCACCTCCATACGGATTAGTCCAAGCCGTACTTGAAATTGGATTTTTTGTTTCATAAGGCAAGTAACTATTGAAAAATGAAGTTTGAAAAACGCATGTAGGATTACTGACTCTTGTGAAAGAGCCTGCAAAAATTTGATTTATATCTTGAGTTAAATAATTTGTTTCGAGTGTAGTTGTATTTGGTTTATAAGAGCTTCGCCTTATAAGGTAAATTTTTTGAGAATTATAATTCATTCTCTTAAAATAAGATGATAAAAAATTACGACTATTTACATTTTTTGAACTTGAAACAACATTTGAATAAGCGTTTCTACCCAAATCTAATAATGCTTTTTGATTTACGGTGCCATAAATATCAAATTGGTAAGATTTAAAAACTGTATCAGATTCAGTTTCTCCATATTTTTCATATCCAGTTTCGACCTCTAAAGAAACTACTGCAGGTAATTTAGCTCCAGCACCAATTTGCATTTGGCTTTTTAAAATTGCTTTTTTATCGGCCTCTGAAAGAGATTTTGCAGTTTCGTTTCCACTAGTTAAATCTTTATCAATAAACTGCATGTCCAAAGTATTACCTACATTAGTTGCGCTATCAATTGTTATGTTTTCATAAAATGAATAAAGAAAAATAATATCGACATCATTTCTTAAAATATAATCTGAATTAGTATTTGCTAAATAAATTGAATTTACATTATAATAATTTTTGCTTGCATCTCCAAAAACATTAAAATAAGTTGGATTTAAATTAATTTCATCTTGAGAGTAATAAGGCATTAAATTACTTTTTATTGCATTTACTTCATAAAGATAAACGCCATTCAATAAATTTGAATTTATTTGTTGGGTTGAATTTAAAAAAGATTCCAAAATTAAAGAATCTTTTGTTCCATATACAAGGCCATTTGTAGTATTAGTTAATACCGTCTTAAAGGCTGGAAAATATGCGTCATTATTATTTTTAAATGCATAATTTTGCAAGAAAAATTCTAATCCATCCAAAGTTAATTTTCCATTAACAAAATACTGAGTAAAACTAGATAAATATGAGTAATTGATTGATAAAAGAAAAATTGGCTCAAGTGATTCAGTAGTTAAGTAAATTAGAGTGCCAGAAGTAAAAGTTTGGTTTGTCGCAATAGGAATTGTTATATATTTATGTACGTTTGGATATTTTTCCGCAGAATAATTCGGTGCGTATTGATTTTTTTTATTTTCTGGAACATATTGATGATAACTATTTACAACCGTATCAGCATTTAAAAAAATTACTTTTAAATTTAAATATGGAATAATATTAATTCCCACAATTGCTCTATGTCTTAATTCATTGGATTGAGGTTGAAATATAGAATATTGAAAAGTTAATAATGAAAAAGAATAACCTGGAATTGATGGAGAAGGAGTAATTCCAGCCGCTTCAATCGAGAAATATGAAGTAGATAATATCTTAGCATTAGCTGGCAATCCATAACAATAATAAAGAAATCCATTTTCATCTAATGTTTTTAATTTTTGCTCAAGAGATGCGGGGCTATTTGAATAAGCGCTAGTATTAAAAGAATACAACAATGCCGAAGAGTCTGAATTCGGAATTGAGTAATACATTAAGTTGCTATTTGAGGTTAAATCATATTTATTTACTCCTATATAAGTACTTGGATCTGTAAATATTGTTGAAAAAAGTCTTATTGCATTTCTATATGGAACATTATTTTGATCAGCTTTTGTTATACATTTATAATTTATTACTGCTGATTCTTTAGTATCAGCACCATCTAAAATATATGCATTTTCTTTATTTTGTCCATATATTAATAAATATTTAGTAAGAGTCGTATTGCTTGTTGCATTATCTATTTTGGATAAAGTTCCAGCAAGTTGAGAATACGTTTTTCCTCCCAATGGAACGCTTGGAGTTCTAGCGTATTTTACTATTTTATATTTTGAATCTGTTACGATTGAAGTGCCTGGCTCTGATTCAAATTTACTAGCTAAATCTATATGATTTGTATCGCTAAGTGAATTTACCGCAATAGAAACATATACTTTTTCTACGTTATCGTTTGCTATATAATGAGTTACTGGAATAGCTTCTTGACAAGATCTTTGCGATGTAGCTTTGTCAAAGCTTGCATAATTAACTTGAATATTTCTTATAATATAAGGCTGTCCTCTACAGCTCATTTCAATAGGCCAATCAGAAATTTTTCTTACGTCATCGCTAGTTTCTTGATCTAAATTAATTGTTGCAATTGAATCGTAATTAGTTCCCAATCTTAAATCTTTAACTCTAGCAATTCCGCCATCTATAAGCGCTCCAGCAAACCAATTATTTTCCGCTAATCTAAATGGTCCAACTAATTCTTTTCCATACTCGGTATCTATATTAACTTCGTTAAATCCATCCAATGGACTTTGAATAGGATTACCATTTTTAAATTTTGAATTTACTAAATTATAATTAAATAACGATGGATTATTTTGATATACAAAAATTGATGTTAAATATTTATTAAATACATCGTCTGAAATTTTTTTAATTCCGACTTCTTTACTATAAATAGACCATATAAATAATTTTATATTAAATGTTTGTAATTTAATTTTAGATTCAGAAATTCCAGTGAGAAAACTTTTGAAAAAAGTTCTTTCCCCATTTGGCGTTAATATTGGATTTAAAGCAAAAGTTTTAGGCATTTCAAAATAATTAAAAGAATTTAAATTTGTTGGACCTATTGTAAAATATACATAATCACTAAAATTAGGAATTGATATTTTTAATGGATAATTTTGATTTTGACCACCTTCAGTTGGATCAAAAAAAACTTTATCTAAATAAAATATAATTTCTGATAGATTGACAATTGTTAAAAATGGCTTTTCTCCCTCAGTTGGAGTATTGTCAAAATATCTTTTTAATTTTGATAAATTCGAAAGGTTAGAGTTTGTGTTTAATAAAAATTGAGAAATTGAAGTTTCTGGAGAATAAACGGTTATTGTCGAATTACTTTTTTGTGGAAAATCTATATCTCCATTATTTGCTGGAATAGAAGCTGCAGGAATCGTATACTTATATGATGTACCTTTTGAAAATTCAGTTTGAGATAAGGCCCAAGCAGCTTTAACTTCGTTTGCTAAAAATGATATTTCAAATCTTTGTTTTGAAATATCTGAAGTTTCTTTTATCGGAGTGTTATTTAAATATATCCCTTCGAAAACATTATCTTCGCTTACTTTTATTCCTTTTCTATTAACTAAACCTTCAATTGGGCCATCTGAAATTAAATCAATCATTTCTGCATATGAAAATGAATTAATGGAACTAATATCTCCATTATTTGGTGGAACCAATGCATTGGGATATTGAGAGACAATGGGTGGGACTGGGGGTGTGAGAGAAGGCTTGCCAGCACCAGCGCCAAAAATTTCTAAAGATTTTTTATATAAAAAATGTTTCATTAATAAAGTAATTGATTATCTTTTATTGCAACCTCGTCTGAAAAATTAAAATTTGTATCATAATTTTTTATGGAACTAAAAATTAAAGACGAAGCAACTCTCATTTTTCCAAAACCAATTGGGATAACTGATCCTTGTGTAGCGTTATTGTTTGGATTAGAAAATATATAACTTCTTCCCGCAGAACTAACTGCAGATGTCATTCCGCCAACAGAAACTCTTTGTGCTGGTTGTGGAGGTTCGCTTTGTTTATTTATGCTATTCATTATCATGGAAATGCCTACGCTTAAAGCTGTTGAAAGCAAAGTATTAACCAATGTAGCAACAATAAAATTTCCAATTGTTCCAGCAGCTAAACCTATTCCTGCGGCAACCATACCTCCTATCGGTCCAGTCCCATTTATGCATGGAACTATATTGATTTGTGTTATTTTTCTTTTTTCCAAAAAACTATTTTTATTTTCGACTAATTCTCCATCAATAATTATTAAATAATCATAATTATTTTTAGATAAAGAATAAAGTTTCTTTATGAAACCAGGCCTGTTGCACTCTATGGCATTAATTGCTGAATTTCCATTAGCAATACAAAGTTTAAAATGTTTTCCAAAAATTTTTCCAAGCATTCCATGTAAATACACGTCAGTCATTTTAATTATAATTTATTTCAGGAGATGTTTTAATTTGTTCTTCAAATGACGAATTTGTATCAAAACTTTTTAGAGAAACAAAAATCACATTTGAACTACACTTATACCTACCATAACCAATTGGAATTCTATTCCCTTGTGTTCCAGAATTTTCATTATTTGAAAATAAAAAAGATCTATTTTGGGCTTCTGTTGATGATGCATTTCCTCCAGTGTGAGAAGTTTGCTGTGCGACTGCTTGAGGCGAATCTCTCGATGTTATCGCCATTATGCCTTGCACTAGCAAGCTTAAACCAGTAGACACTAAAGCTGAAGCGATTACTCCGAGCGTTGAGAAAGTAGTAACACCTATTGTAAAAGTGCCAAGAAACGCTGCGCTTGCAGCAGCTGTAGTAGCAGCTGACATTGAGCCAACTACCGCTCCTCCAGTAGCTAAAAATGACAGACTTAAGCCAGCCATCATTAATGCTCCAACTCCAACAACTACAAGTACGACCGCTATTATAATAAGAAACTTTTTTCCACTTCCAGATAATATTGGCACAAAATATAAATTAGAATCTTTTCTAATTATTGAATAATGACAACCCTTATTAGATAATTCAATTAATTTTTTTCTAAATCCATTTTTAACGCAATCAATAGAATCAATGACTTTATTCAAATTCCCTAAATGGATTTGAATTTTTTTTCCAAAAATTTTACCCAAATAACCTTCGAAAATTATAGTAGTCATGCTAATTCCTTTAACCTTTGCATTATATTTACATCATAATCTTTGTTTTTGGGCTCATAAATAGAAAATTTTTCAGTAGTCACAGAATATATGAGAAATGGAAAACAGCAATTTTCAGAAGTTTTTTCGTCAAAATCAGATGGAGATGAATCGCCATATAAATGCGTATGATATATAACTAATATCCTATAATTTTTCATAAAACTTAAATAATCGAATGGATCTATTAAAAAATAAGCTTCTGGACTTTTTGATCTATTTTGCATTTTTTTATAAACAATATTATCATTTTCATCCAAGCCCACTAAACCACATAATTCTGCAAATAAACTATAATCCCCTTCTTTTTTTAAAAAACTAATTAATTCTTTAGAATTTTTAAAATAAAATAAGTTTTCAGAATCATTCATATTTAAATTTGTCAGTTCCAGGAAATCCTCCAAAAGGTAAAACAGAATTAACTTCTAGAGTGTCATTATAGGCAATATAACCTTTTGAATTTATAAAACTATTTTTTAAAAATCTTTTTTGACATGCAGATACGCTTTTGGAACAGCCATCTTTTTCCCAACTTAATAAATCCTTATTTGGAGAATTGTATTTATTTGCTGAATTATTTTTTATGCAAACAAACCAAGTTCTAGCGGGATCTTTTAATCCATTAATATCTAAATTTTCAACATATGCAATATCGCCAGCAATATAGGACTTACCAATAGTCCATACAAATTTTTTAATTGTTTCTTCAAAAGTTCCATTTATATAATTTCCCGCTGCATCTTTAATATGCATTGTTGAAGATGGAGGAATTGTAAAATCTGTATCATCCTCCTTGCAGATTAAATCTCCTTGATAATTGCAACCTAGCCCCCTATATTGCCAATAACAATACCTACCATATATTCCCCTACTAGCAGTTTCTAAACTTTCTAAATCAAATGGAGTAATTAATTCAAATTGAATTATTTGTTTATTCTCAATAATTTTTTGAGATATTAAATATCTTTCTTTTGAAATATAAGCTAATTCATTGGGAGATCCAAATGGGTTTTCTCCACCATCAAAATTTACAGCATCCAAATGTTTTAAAAATAATTTTATTCTAACAAATTTTCCATTTCTAAAGTCAGAATAATCTCTAAGTATATTTGATATAATATAGTCAACATTTGCTACGGTAACTTTTGGCCTTGGTAATCTACCCATTATGTTCGCTTCAAAACCTTCAACTTGAATCGCTGTAGCGTAATAAGAATTTTTATTCCATATAATATCTTTTGTTAAATTATTTGTTCCCGAATGGAATCTAAAAGGTTCTTCATCAACATCAAAATAAAGTTCGTAAAGCTCAATAACTGCTGTTGGTTCATTCTCAATCAAAGATTTGCCTACTAACGATCTGGCACTCTCCCCCAGTAAAATTCTTTGATCTATTTCTACTCCATTAGACATATATTATAATAAAATTTAAAATAAAAAAGTTGACTTTATCTTAGAATAGTTTACACTCTTATTGTATGATTTTCAGAAGCAAATACGATCACACTGGAGAAAGTCAGAAAATGGGACAGTCTGCAGAAAGTCTTTTTGAAGATTTAGCAAGGCAAAAAAACTTAAATCCTATTAAAGCGACGAAAAAGCAACAAATTTCTCATATAGATTTTATTTTAACTGCAAAAAATAATTTAAAATATTTTGTAGACGTTAAAGCAAGAAAAAAAAGCTGCAGAAGCGATTCAAAAGTTGATGACGAATTAGTTTGGGTAGAATTTAAAAATGTTTCTGGAAATAAAGGATGGATTTATGGCGCAGCAGATTACATTGCTTTTGAAAGAGAAGATGATTTTATTATAGTGTCAAGATTAAACTTAATTACTTTATGTGACCGTTTAATCAATAAAAATTTAAAAACAAATACCTCCAAAGAGGCGCTATATAAAGTGTATTCACGAATAGGTAGAAATGATGAAATTTCTATGATTAAAATGCAAGATATTTTAAAGAATATTAAAACTACAATATGGAAAAAATCTCAGCAGATTTAAAAGTAGTAGGAACAAATAATCTTCTAAAAAATTATTTGGATAAAGAATTTAAAGCTTTATCAATTTCAGCAAATGACAGTAAATGCATTCTATGCAAACTTTGGGATAATAAACTTTTGGAGGAAATTTACTTTAATCAAAGCCCTAAAATTGAAATTACTTCTTACGGAATAACAATTGAGGGTATGGCTCAAGTTGGATATTTAATAGGAAATATAAAAGTGCTTTTAACAAACATTAACAAATGAAAGAAATGTTTTCTTATAAAGATGTAGTTTTACTTCCAAATTATTCCGAAGTAAAATCAAGAGATAATTTATCAGCACAGGTAGATTTTCTTGGTACTAAATTTAAATTGCCAGTTTTGCCAGCCAATATGGCTTGCACGATTAATTTTAAATGGGCAGAAACTCTTGCAAATGAAGGTTATTTTTATATTTTGCACAGATTTTATGAACACAAGGAAATTTTACAATGGCTAACTGAAAAAAATTATTCTAACTTTCCTTTGAGTATTAGCGTTGGAGTCAAAGATGCTGATTACGATCTACTCGAAAATTTAGCAGAAAATAATTACAAAGTTGATTTCGTTACAATTGATGTAGCGCATGGACATAACATTCTTGTCAAAAATATCTGCAAGTTTTTTCACCATTTGCCTTGGACTAAAAAGCCAAAATTAATTGTTGGAAATGTTGGTTCTATTTCGGGAGCAAAAGATTTAATTGAGTGGGGTGCTGACGCAATTAAGGTTGGACTTTCTATGGGTGCAGCATGCACTACATACAATAATACTGGAGTTGGTACGCCAATGTATTCTATTATTTCCGAAATCAAAGAAGCAATGGAAAACAAAATTATGCTAAAAGTTCCAATTATTGCTGATGGACAAGTTAGAGAAGTGGGAGATGCGTGCAAAGCTCTTCATGCTGGAGCAGAAATGGTCATGGTGGGAGGTATGTTTGCGACTTGTTACGATAGCGCAGCGCCATTTAACGGCGACAAAAAAGTTTTCTATGGCTCTGCTTCTGCAAGGAACAAAGGAGAAGAGAAATATATAGAAGGAAAAGAAAGTTTAATGCAACCATCAAAAGACTCTACCCTTGTTCTTTTAAAAAAATTTGAGCAAGGAATTAAGTCATCAATGTCATACGCTGGAGCATCATCGCCTTACGAATTGTGTAAAATGGAAGTAAGGAAAAGAGTATGACTCCCGAAATCAAAAACAAAATACAAAGAATTTTAAACTATATAGAATCTGGCTCGCAAAATGGAAATTATGCAGCCATATCCCTGTATAAGGATGGGCCAAATCAAATCAAGCAAATCACATTCGGCAAAAGCCAAACAACAGAATGGGGTAATTTAAATAAATTAATATCCTTATATGTTGAAAAAGATGGAAAATTTGCAGACGAGTTAAAACCATACCTACAAAAGATTGGAAAAGTTTCATTGGTTAATGATGCAAATTTACTTTCAATTTTAAAAGCTTCTGGTTTAGATCCAATCATGCAAGAATCTCAAGATGAATTTTTTGATGAACATTATTGGAAGCCTGCAGTGAAATGGTTCGAATCAAACAAGTTTACTTTGCCGCTTTCTATGTTGGTGATTTATGATTCTTTTATTCATTCTGGTAGTATTTTAAGCTTTTTAAGGAATAAATTTTCTGCTTCAATTCCTTCTAAGGGTGGAGATGAAAAAGAATGGATCACTTCTTACTTGAACGTGAGGCACGAATGGCTCAAGAATCACTCCAATCCCATTCTTAGAAAAACCATCTACAGAACAAGAGACATGCTCTTAGCAGTAGAAAAGGAAAACTGGGATCTTGAGCAAGTTTATCACTGCAACGGCGAAAATATCAGTTGACTTTTGAAAACTTCTGATGTATTATCTGGGAGATATACGAAATTTATGAATGAAGAAATCCCTACAATCAGCGAGGCAATTAGCAAAGCGAACTCAGCTCAAGTAGATTGCCTTTGGGCCATCTTGAAATACAAGGAAATTGGTATCTTGCGCAAAATCAAGTGTATGGCCGAAGTTCTTAATTTTGATCTAGATTTAGCTTGCAAGGAATTGCCAATTAATGAAAATGGCTTTATCGTAGATTATAAAAGCCGTCATATGATTCATGATATCCTTCTTGATAAGTCAAAACAACTTGCAGGAAGAAATTAAAAAAATGGAAGAAAAGTCAGTTCCTCAATTTGACGAGTTGCTTTCTGTCGTAAGTTACGAGATCCTTGATGGTAAGGACGAATACGTAACTTCTTACAGTGCCGATCTCAAAAAAAATACGAATGGTCGTCTTGATGGTCTAAAAATGGCTAAAGATACTCTGAGGTATCGTCCAGATTATAGACTTTATGAAGTATATTCTAATGGGTATAGGAAACTGATTGATTAATTTAATCGCAGGTTGGACAAGAGGTTAAGTCGTTTGGCTCATAACCAAAAGATCGGGGGTTCAAATCCCTCACCTGCAACCACTTTCGAGTAACCACAAACCCACTGGTAGTAGGAGGGGCTGTAATTGGAATGTAGCAGCCTGTAATTCCTGCTCGAAAGCGACACATGCCTCTCTGTGAATACGGGGTGCTTGGTCTGGGTTTCCAGACGCTGAGTTGTGCGACTAATCGGAGAGACGATTATAATCAGTTCCCCCAATTGGGGTGCGACACCTGCTGGTGGCTCCATGCCGCCAGACTTGATTTGGCATAGCACCTGATGCTTACGCTGGGTTGGGTCAATGGTGTGACACTGGGAGAGACTAGAAATTTTAATAGGAGTGCGGCGAAGTTGGAGAGTCGCAGCAGACTGTAAATCTGTTACCTTTTGGTTGAGTCCGTTCGAATCGGTCCACTCCTACCATATTCCTGTGTAGCTCAATGGTAGAGCGCCTCGCTGTTAACGAGGATGTTGTAGGTTCGAGTCCTACCGCAGGAGCTTTTTTGTGTAAAAAATTAGATGCAAACTTTCACTGAAAAATGGACTGATCTACATAAAGAAGTAGATTTAAATTTACTAAGCAATAATTCTAATGAAGATGGTTTTGTTAGAATGGACTTGGTAATGCCCAAATTATATACTCCGAAACATTATTTAGCAACAAATGGATATTTAAAAGATCGAAAATTTTCAATAGATATAAACGGTTCTAAAAAAACGTCAAACGGAGAAGTTTATTTGAAATATGGATATTTTGTAATGAACAATGTTCATTTTTCAGATCAATATTTTTTTATAAAAGAAAATAAATATCAAGATTACAACTTTGGAATCGTTGACAATAATCCAGAAAAATCACTTGGACGTTTTTTGCCAGAGGCAGAAATTAAAAAAGATTTAAATCAATCAATAATAATTGAGGAACCTTGCTTTTTATGCTTACCCTCTAGGGGTCACTACCCAAATTATGGGGCATTTTTAACCCAAGTTACAACTCAAATTCATGAGTTTAGAAAAATTAATAAAACAATAAAAATTGCAGTAAATAAAACTTTAAAATGGCAAAATGCTGCATTAAAATATTTTTTTCCAGATTTAGATTTTATTGAAATTGATATTTGGCCAATGAAAAATAGTATCTTTTTTAAAAAAATTGTAATACCTTTTGCAAAAAACGCTACTATTTTATCTAAAAACGATATAGATTTTTTTAAAAAAAATAGCTTTCATAAAGATTCGAATCGAAGAATTTTCTTATCAAGATTAAAACAGAATGGAAGAAAATTAGTGAACGAAGATAAGGTTGTTGATTTCTTAAAAAGCAAAAATTTTGAAATTATCTTCCCAGAAGAAAAAGATACTCGACAAATTTCAGAAATTTTAGGCGAAGCGGAATATGTTTTTGGAACTGGTGGAGCTGGAATGTTCAATTCCATATTTTGCAAACCAAATACTAAATTTCTATCGATAGAAGGCGGAAGATGGGCAACCGTACATTCAAAAATGTTTAGTGCAATTGGATTAGACTATTCAATAATACAACCGCACCCAACCTTACCCTTAGATCAAATTAAAAATTTGGGACAATGTGAATCTTATGTTAATATTGATGAGTTTATTAATTTCGTAGAAACAAATTACAATTTGTAACATGGGTCTAGAAAAAGCAATTCTTCATAAGAAAGAAAAAAGAAAACCCTATAGATACTCTCAAAGGTTTGACTATTCCTGTCGGAATCATGGCTCATGCCCTTGGTGTTTACATAATCGCACTTATTCTCATCGTAAAAATAAATTAATTTGTTTAGAAAAGATAAAAGAATTTAATAATGAGTGGAAGAATAGACAAGATTGATTGGTGGCTTGAATTAGCAGATGTCGCTTCAAAACGCAGCGAAGATCCCTATCACAAAGTTGGTGCGGTAGCAATTAGAGAAGACGGCTCAATTGCTGGCGTCAGTTATAATGGCGCACCACCTAAAATAGAAATTGATTGGTCAGATCGAGAAAAAAGAAGACAATTTGTTATCCATGCGGAAACAAATTTACTAAGATATATTAAACCCCAAGAATGTCCAAATGTTGCGGTAACTTTAGCTCCTTGTTATGACTGCCTAAAGAATTTGGCTTCTTATGGAGTTAAAAAAATTTATTTTAAATCCTATTATGACAAATGTGATAGATCAATTCTTGCAAAAATGGCTTACATTTATAAAATAGAATTGTATCATTGTTCGTAACTTTTTTATAAATAAAAAAAAACTTTATGTATTTCTTGTTGTAATATTTAATACAATGAAAGACTACATACTGTGGACTAAAAAACCACAAATAAATTTAAAATCTGATAATTTTAATATTGCGCAATTAGCCCAAATTATAGGTTACGCTGGAAATAATTCTGGGAATTTAATGTATGTGGAAGGTTTAAAAAAAATTTTAAATAAAAATATAGGCTTTAGTGAGTGGCATTGTTTTCCAAATGATGCAAAAAATTTAATTCTTCCAGCTGCTAATCAATTAGGAACGCATACTGATTTAGGAGCTTTGAAAAAATACTGGGAAAGTACTAATAAAAATATAATTATAGTATCGCTAGGTATTCAATCAAAATCTAATACCGAACCTATTTTAACAAAAGGAACCAAGGAATGGCTTGATTTTATAGTAAAAAACGTTGAAAATAAAAAATCTTTTATATCAACTAGGGGTGAACATACCAAATCATTTATAAACGATTTATACAATAAAGAAATCGCCAAAGTTTCTGGTTGCCCATCTCAATTTTTGTCTAATCCAGAAGAAATGTTGAGTAGTTTAAAAAAACGTTTAAATAAAAAACTTTTAACATTAACTGTTAATTCGAGCCATTATGCTTGGTCATTTTTTTTTAAATGTGAAGAATTTTTTATAAATGAAATAAAAAAAAATGATGGAAGGTATATAGTTCAAGCTCCTGTTGAAAATATTTTATCTGTACTTTTGAAAAATGAAAGCGGAGAAAATATTGCAGAAGACGATTTAAGTTTTTTAGATATAAAAAATATATGTTCTTCTAATTTCTTTCACAATAAATGTGAATTTTTTATAGATATAGACGAATGGATGAACTGCGTTAAAAATTATGATTATAACATAGGCTGCAGAATACATGGTTGCATGGCATCTATGGCCGCTGGCGTGCCATCTTTTTTATTTGTGACCGATACCAGAACTAAAGAATTTGCAAAAACAATGCATTTACCACATACAGAAGATTTATCATTAGACGACCCTATTAATTTTGCTAAAGAAAAATTAAAAACTCATGATTTTGAAAAAATGTTCCAAATTTGGAAACAAAATGCAAAAGTATTTAAAGAATTATTTGAAATTAACGAAATATCATTAAGTTCTGAATTTTTAAACAACTGGATAAACTAATATGTCAAAAAAATATAAAAAATTACCAGATGATTTTGATGCGGGTTTGTATAAGCACATTCACAAAGATTTAAAAAAATATAATGATTTGGAAGCTAAAATTCATTATATGACAATAGGATTTGATGAACAAAGAAACTATCAATTAGAAAATCAAATACCAAAAGATTTTGATGCAGAAATGTACAAATATTATAATCCAGATTTAAATTCAATGAATGATTTGCAGTTGAAAATTCATTATTTAAAATATGGCATATCAGAAGGAAGAGTTTACAAAATTGAATTACCTAATGATTTTGATGTAAAAACTTATGCGTTATTAAATAAAGATATAACTAATATGCCAAATGGGTGGCTTGAAATGCATTATTCTCAATACGGAAAAAAAGAAGATAGGAAATACAAAGATGATCTTTTTGATAAAGATTTTTTCATAAAAGAAAATAATATAATAAATTATTCTGGATATCAAGATTATTTAAAAGACATTCGTCAAATTAAATCTAAAAAAATTAAAAATTTAGTAGATAAAATTAAAGAAATTAAAGATTGTATCTTGTTAATAAGCCATGAAAATTCAATATATGGCGCAACTAATTATTTATATACAATATACAAAATGCTTAAAAAAAATAACAAAAATGTTATTTTGATTGATGATTTTGAAAATACAAAAATATTAAATAAATTTTCTTTAAAAAAAGAAGAAGTTTTGACTTATCTTGGAGATCCGACTTTGTTGTACTGGATATGCAATAAAATTAATCCAAAATTAATATATTTTAATTCAATGAATTCTCAAATTGCTGATGTGGTTAAATTTATAGACAAAAGCAAATATATTATTCATAGCCATGAAATTAGACAGCATTTTACTTGCGATATATTTCCAACTTTTGTTGTGTCAAAAAGAATAAGCGAGCAATACAATTCAATCCCTAAAATTCAGCAACCTATTTTCACTGAAGATATGATTGAAATAATGAATAAAAACTTAAAAGAAAACTTTGAAGTTAGAAATTTAAATGGTCTAATAAATAAAAATAAAATAACTATTGGTATGTGTGGTAGTTTAACAGAAAGAAAGAACTATAGATTATTTATTGAGACGGCAAAAGAATTAAAGGATTTTAATTTTCTTTGGATTGGTGGTAGCGAAACTATCGAAAGTAAAGAAATACCAAATCTGTACCATATAAAAGATACAAAGCGTCCACATTCATACTATAAACATATGGATTATTTTGTTCTTTTTTCTAAACAAGATCCATGCCCATATGTTGTTTTGGAAAATTTATTCATGGGAAATAAAGTATTGACTTTTAAAGAGAATATCTATACAGATCATAAGTGCGATCTTTTAAAAGACATTTACTTTGAATTTGACGGAGAAATTAATTTAGATAATGCTATTGAATTTATTCAAAAGATTTGCGTTAATAAAGCAGATAGATCAAATCAAAACGGCAAAATATATATAGAACAAAATTTCACGAAATTAACTGACGACATGTTAAATTTATTGAAATAATGAAAAATATTCTTTATCTTTGGTTTAAAGCCCTTGGAGAAAAAGCTCATGAAGATCCCAAGATAGCTGATAGAGTTGCCATCATTAGGACGATAATTTTATTGATTTATTTAATCACAAACTTCGTGATTATTGCTGGCGTAATTCGCCATTGGTAATTTTGCGCTTGACTTTTCATTAATTTTGCATATATTCGACGCATGAAGACATTAGTAATCGATTCCCACAAAGGTGGGCCAAAACTTTCCAACAATCTACACTTACTCAATGCAAAAACAATCTCAGATCACTTGGGCGCAGACCTCATCTGGTCGTATGAAGGAGTCAATGATAGCATTAAATCTGGCTATGACGCTATTATCTTTAATCACGCATCTCATTATTCTTTCGTGGATTATAAGTGGTTAGAAGAAAGTCCAAATGCCAAACTTTTTTATATTACAAATGAATACAATCTGGGCGAACCTCGCGCACTTTGGATGGCTGTTAAGCGTGGACGTAAGTATGATGTTATTGCAAATCATTCTCACGAGCCAAGCAAAGTGGTAATGAAGTATGTAGACAAATGGAACATTCTTAATCTAAATTCATTAATTCATTCACCAGTAAAAACAGACATACACAGTAAAAATGACATCATTTATCATGGCTCATTTCGGGCCGACAGAGCAAAATATTTTAGCAAGTATCTTAGCTCTGATGTTATCGTTAGTACTCATCAAAAGAATCGTGAAAAATTCTTAAACGCTGGAGTAAAAACAGAAAAATTCATTGATAGAATTAAATGGGACAAGGATGGACTAGCTCCATATCTTTGTTCACTTTATATCGAAGATGAAAAAACTCATACCTATTACAATCATCTAGCCAATAGATTTTACGAATCTCTAAATTATAATGTTATACCACTCTTCTCTGAAGAGTGCGTCAATACTATTGAGCTTTCGAAGTATCCAATTACAACTGATTTAATATTTTCAAATCCTGATCAATTAAAGCAAAAGTATGATTTCGTAAAAAATAATCGAGATTATATGATTCAATTGTTGGTGAATTGGGATATTAAAGCTGGACAAGAAAAGCGCAAGGTATTGGATGATATTAAATATTTAGTTTATGGACCAGAAAATTATACAGCTTCAATTAACGCAAGATGAATTACAGATCATGAAGGAAGCTCTATGGAATTATCAGCTAGAGACTGACAGAAGTTCGAGAAAGCTTGCCTTTAGATATCTAAAAGGTATTGTTGAAGAGTTGACTTCAAAATCACAAAGATCAAAAGATCTATCCGAAAGAATAAAAGATTTATAATATGGGCATGTTCGACACAGTTCTCGTCAAAGACAAACTAATTGAACCATTAGTTGATAAAGATATTTTCGAGGCTATTCAAAAAGATGTAGAAGATGGTTTTCTTTCTTTCCAAACAAAAGATTTAGAAAACTGTTTATTTTGCTACAAGATTGATGAAGATAAAAAATTAATGCAACAAAGATATGGTTTCATTGAAGACGAAACTGAGCCTCTTGGAGGCAGAACTGAACCTCAAGAAGCCACTCACGATACTCGCACAACATATATTGAATTTTATGATGGTTTAGGAGAGGTTGGAGAAGACAATATTTTTATTACTTTTAAAGCTCATATTGTTAAAGGTGAGGTTCAAGATATATCAGTTTTCCAAATAGAGAGAACTAATATAAAAGAAATGGAAGAGAATGGTAAAAAAATCCAAGAAAGATGGGCAAAAATTCGCTCAACTCCAGAATGGAGATTGTGGCATTTAATCAACAACATTGAATGGAAAATTAATAGATTCTTTTATCCAGTTAGTCGCAAATACTCTTCCTTCAAAATATATTTAAGACAAAAAGCTGAATCAAAATTTCCAGATGAAAACTCTAGTAGTTGGTGACGTTCATCAAAAAATAGATCAAGTCGAAAAAATAATTTCTGGTTGGAGTGATCAGATTATTTTTATTGGTGATTATTTTGATGACTTTAACGATACTCCAGAAGATGCAAGAAGAACGGCAAAATGGCTTAAAGAATCTTTGCAAAAGCCTAATAGAATTCATCTTATGGGTAATCACGATTACAATTATCGTATTCGCCCACCAGGCGCTTACTACTGCTCTGGATTCACTTTGGAAAAATATGAAGTAATTAATTTAGAATTAACTCTTTCTGATTGGAAAATGATAAAATATTTCCATCATGAAAAAGATTCTTCAACAACCTACTGGTTTTCTCACGCTGGCGTTAGCACTCATTGGTTTAAGCATCCTGTATTGGGACTCACGACGGAAGTGATCGAGAAAAAAGTTAAAGAAGCTGACGAAGCTATTGAAAATAGACTCTTCGACAGTCCTCAAACTGCATGCCTAACTGCTGTTGATATGTACAGAGGAGGAAGATGTCAAAAGGGAGGACTGCTTTGGAATCACTGGACAAACTGCGAAGTATTTGATGGTATTACTCAAATCGTCGGTCACACCACAAGAGATAAAATTAAAATCAAAAGAGGCAAAAGCTTTAATTCTAAAACAGTGAATATTGATACTCACTTAAAACAATTTTTAATTATTGATGATGGAAATTTAATTATTAAAAACGCATGATTTTACCACTAATAAGTAATTTATTAAAATTAGCAGTAGCATATTTTGAACTTAAAAATAAATCTTTTTATTATGATATACTCGAAAAATCCAGAACCAAATGTAACCAACTTGCAGAAGAGATTGAAAAGCTTCGCGCCGAAGGCACTCAGTCTTCTACTGATCGCGCTGACGTTCTCTTCATGCGCCTCAAGTCAGAGCAAAAATACGCCGAACATCTTTCAGCCCAATATTCTAAGATTGAAGCAGGGAACTGAGTTAATTACTATAGACGGTCGATACATTGCTCAATGCGATGAAGTTTGGCATAGTGATGCGCGTTATAGAAAATTAGAAAGAGAATCTTTGTACAAATGAATTTATCTAAAAAAAATCTTGCAGTTATTTATGCTCACCAAATAGGATTTAAAATTAAAGATAACAAAATTTTTAATCCTTCAAATAACGAAGTGCAATTTTTCGTGAGAAACGGATGCCCTTCAATAAATGTTAAAGTGCCCATTGATCATATTAATCATGCAAAATCTGACAAAGAACTGAGAACAATTTCCGTTCATAAACTTGCTGCTTATGAAAAATTTGGAAGCGTAGTTTTTGAAAAAGATATTTGCGTTAAACATATTAATAATGACAAATTAGATTTTTCATTTTCAAATCTTGAAATATACAAAAAACTACCAGAAAACATAGAAGAAACTTAAAATGAAAGTAGATTTAATTGATTACATGGGTAGCGACTTGACAGTTGCTAATGCCGCTAGAGTTAGCTTTGACAAACAATCAGATTGGAACATTGTTAGTCACCAAAAAGAATGTTGGGATGATTCCCGAATAGTAGTGACATCTCCAGTTAGAGAATTAAAAGAAGCTGATAAAAAACTAATTAATTTCTTGGCTCGCGAAAATCACTGGACTCCATTTGGACATTGTTTTCTTCAATTCAGGATCAAAGCTCCAATTTTTGTCGCTCGCCAATTAGGTAAGCATCAAGTAGGACTTACTTGGAATGAAATTTCTCGTCGCTATGTGGACAATGAACCAGAATTTTATTTTCCAGAAAAGTGGAGAAAAAAGAATCCAGACAAAAAACAAGGCAGCTATGACGACGAATTTGTCGAATTAACATTTGCTGAAGAGTGTCAACCAAAAGCAGTCGTAAATATGTGCAGGGAATTGTACAATGCAATGATTGATATGCAAGTTTGTGCAGAGCAAGCAAGAATGATCTTGCCGCAAAACATGTATACAGAATGGTATTGGAGTGGATCTCTATACGCTTTTGCTCGCATTTGCAGTTTAAGACTCAAGAAAGATACTCAAAAAGAAACAAGGGATATTGCAGACATGATTTATAAATTGGCTGAAAAAAATTTTCCAGTTTCATGGAAGGCTCTTATGTGTAAAGAGTAGTATGAAAGTAATAGTATGGCTATCTCAGCATAGTGAGCAAATTATAGAAGCTCTTACAGCAATCGTAACTGGTGCATCCGCATTAGCTGCACTGACTCCTACTCCAAAAGATGATACATTTTTAGGAAAAGCTTATAAACTTGTAGATTGGTTAGCTTTGAACGTAGGCAAAGCTAAAGAAACTGGAAAACAAGAAGTTAAAAAGTAATTAAAATATCTTTTTAAACCCCCAGCTCAAAAAGCTGGGGGTTTTTTTGTTGACTTTTTTTAAAAAAAAATCATTATACAAACATGATTTTCAAAAAAGGAATTGCCACAATATCTGTGGAAAAGGAAGGCAATTTTGTTAAAAAAGTTTTCCAAACTTCTAGTAAATATAAAAAAGAAAGAGATTTTTATCTTTTTACTGCCCCTTTACTTGACTTTGTGCCCAAGTTGCATAAATTCAATGATGAGTTAAAAACAATTTGGACGGAGTATTGTGGCCAATCTTTAAATTTAAAATATATTCCAAAAGATAGATACAAATTTAAAACCAAAATAAGGAAAATGGTTGAGTTTTTAGCCACATTAAACTTATATCATAACGACATTAGATGGAAAAATATTGTAGAAAGTGATGATGGTAAGCTTTTTTTGATTGACTTTGAGGTCATTTCGAATGAGAATAAGGAAAGAGATCCAGAAAATATTATTACAGAAAAATATGAAAAAAGTACCAACAGTCCACGAACTAAGAAAAAAGGGTTATAAAGTTAGAGTTACCCATGTAAGACAATTTTTTAGATTCAATCCGCAAACTGGAGAAAAGAAAAGGTTTTTCGCGGCATTTCAATCTAGTAAATTTTATAAAAAATTTAATTTAAAACCTGCGTCTGAACAGGAAATGAAAGATGAATTCTTTTTGGATAGCAGGGGTGGAGAAACAATTATTGAAATTGCTTTTCCACAAGGGAGTGAACTTGGAAAGGGCGTCTCAATTTGCTCTGAACAAGATTCTTATGTTAAGAAAATTGGAATTAGAAAAGCTACAGCTTTGGCTTTAAAAAATATTGAAGAAAATAAAAAATTAAATGCTGACAGTTTTACAAAATTACTGGAACAAAATAAAGATCTCTATTCAGATTTGAGATCTCAAATGGCATGATTCATAAATTTATTTGTTTATGTTTTTATTATTTAGGCGACATATGCTGTCGCCTAAATTTTTTATATCTATATAATTTTTTTATGAGTCTGTCTGTCGATCTTTCGGATAAACATGAACTAGGAATATGGAAATGTGTTGACAAATCAGAAAATGATGCCTAATATCTTTCATGAACTTGTTTTGTCTAGATTCTGATCCAAATATTGCAGCACAATACAACTGCGACCAACACTGTAATAAAATAGTGCTTGAGTGCGCTCAAATGATGGCTAATTGTTTCGATGTCACCGTACTTAAATCTGCTCCACCTAATATGCTTGGCCAACCTCGCAAGCATTCTTACTTCAATCATCCTGTATCTAAGTGGATGCGGGAAACAATCGGCAACCTTCTTTGGTCTATCGACCACGCTTTCGCTCTTGAGCGCGAGCGTATTTATCGTGGATACAATCCACACTTTTCAATACGGTTTATCAACTGGGTTGCTGACAACTTTGACAAGTCAGTAGTTCCATATGGCGACCAAACAGAATTTGCAGTCGCTATTGCGCCCACAATGCAATGTCGCCAACATATAGCATTTAATAACGCAGATTCAGTTGGCAAATATCGTTTGTATTATCAATTTGATAAACCTTTTGCGACTTGGACTAAACGCAACAAACCAAATTGGTTTAACTCAATTTAAAATGCGCGAAAATATTATAGAAATTTCAAAAGATAAATTTGATGATTTCTTTAGAGAAATCTATCCAAAACATCATAATATTGAAACTCAAAATGTTAGTGAAATTCATAGATTGTCAGCGTTTGAAAAAAATTATGTTAATCAAATTTTTGAATTGAATTATGGTTTTAGTTATGCAGGCATTTCAATAGATAAATTAAATTATCATTTACTTTTAGTAGACAAAAAATTATTTTCAGTAGCAAGAATAAAATACGGCATATGATAAAATACATTATATTAACTTCGCTACTATTATCGCCGCCCAAAGCTGAAGGTGGTGCTCGTGTTCAAAGTTTAGAAATTAATCAGCAAAAAATTATTAGTAGCAATCTTGGAATTTTGCAACCAAATTTAATTATTTCGTTAAATGTCGGCGACTTGATTAAGTTTTATTTTCCAGATGGAAGTTGTGAAACTGGGATAGTAAAATCAAGAAAAGAAGAAAAAGATTGCATTAGAGTATTCGGAGACATTTCCAACAGAAGAGATTCGGGTTTTGGTTTTGGATTAACTCCAAACGCTTTTGGAGGCGCACTTGTTTACAGAGATACTGAAAAAAATAAAATCTACGAAGCTAAATTCGATGACTTGCTTGGTGGATTTATTTTTCGTTTAAAAATACCAAGCATTGAGCTTTAATAATGGAAGTTAAAATTGATTCTCTTGTTTATCAAGATTTTGTCCACGATTGGATAAAAAAAATTAAAAAAAAGAATCCAGAAAGATTGCCAGAAGATAAATTAGATTTACTTTACCAAGACTTTGATAGAGTAAATGGCTTAAAGCATTACGAGAGAATTTATACAAATAAATACTCTCCAGAAGATATTTTTAAAGTTGTCAATAAAGCTAAATATCTGTTTTTCAAATTGAAAAACAACCTTGACAGTTCCGAATATGATGGTAGTATCGAGGAAATCTATGAAAACTAAACCCTTAAACGAACAAGAAATTGCAGTTTTATTCACAGAATATTTTTCTGAACTTAAAAAATATATTTTAAATTTTACTAGCTCAATTGATTTTGCTGAAGATTCGGCACAATTAAGTTTCATGAAACTTTGCAGAAATAAACCATCCTTTGAAACTCCTGAATCCGCAAAATGCTGGCTAAAAACAGTCGCTAAAAATTCACTTTTTACATTTCATAAAAAAAATAAAAAGTACATCTTTATTGATACTCAAGAGTCCGCTTCGGAAATTGAAAATCTGCAGCCTCAAATTGATGTCGCGAGTGGATTTGAAAATTTAGCTGATTTAGAAGAGGAAGTTCTTAATAGAACCACTTTAATTAGTTTAATGAACAAATTAACTAAAAAACAAAAAGAAGTTTTGCAACTCAGATACTTTGAAAATCTCACTTACGAACAAATAGCGCAAAAAACAAAAAATAAAGTTACAAATGTTGGTTTCTTGATTAACGAAGGAAAAAGGAATTTGAAAAAATTTTGGAACAATTACGCAAAAGCTTAATAAATATATTATGATGATTAGCTCTCAAAAAATCAAAGACATTTTAATGACCTCGTTTGCAGTTTTATCTGTTGCAGCGGTTTCTGTTTGCTACGATTCTTATTTAACAGATAAAGAATGGAAAGAAATGCTTCTCAAAGAAGGTTATGCGGAATACGATTCAAAAACTGGCGATTGGAAGTTAAGCAAACCAGAAATTGTAATGTTTAATCTTAACGACTTAGAAAGCAAAGGTCAAAAAATGCAAATTAAAATTGATGATTATTTAAAAGCTCTTGAGGCGGAAGTAGATAAATTCCAAAAGCAATCGGAAGCCATCATTGAAGGTGTAAAAACCTCTAATGGAAAAAAGAATTAAAATTAGTTTTAATAATTCGACTCAACTTTGGACTGCTGAAACTGAAAGTGGAATTTTTATTGGAAAATCAAAAGATAAAGAAAGTTTATACGAGCAAATTTTCTTGTATTTTAGAATAAATATTCACTTTTAATCTTGACTAAATATATAAATCTGTTAAATTTGAAACATGAGTACTGACAAAAAAATTGACGTAACAAAAACTGCGCAAAGCAATGCCCTTGGACCATCTGCAATTAAATCTGCCATCAAAACCCTCTTGAAGGCTAGAGAGGTTCCTATGATTTGGGGACCGCCAGGGGTTGGCAAGTCAGATCTCTGTTTTGAGATTGGTAGAGAAACAAATAGAAAAGTTCTCGATATTCGTCTTGCACTTTGGGAACCAACTGATGTTCGCGGCATTCCCTTTTACGATCCAGAATCTAAAACAATGAAGTGGGCTCCACCTTCTGAGTTGCCACAAGGTAAAAAAGATAATCCTATTATTTTATTTGATGAACTTCCTTCTGCGGCACCCACTGTTCAAGTTGGCGCATATCAAATTACTCTAAATCGCAGAATTGGTGAGTACGTGCTTCCCGAGGGTGCAGATATGATTTGCGCAGGTAATCGCGAAAATGATCGCGGCGTTACTTACAAAATGCCAATGCCCTTGGCTAATCGCTTGATTCATCTCCAGATGAAAGCGGATTTTAATGATTGGTTTCAATGGGCAATTAATAACGATGTGCATAATGACGTAGTTTCATTTTTGACTTGGTCTAAGAAAGATCTTTTTGACTTTGATCCAAAGTCTTCGTCAATGGCTTTTGCAACTCCTCGTTCTTGGGAAAAGGCATCTAACATTTTAAAGCATGTAACTAACGAATCTGAAAATTTAGTTACTTCATTAATGGGGGGAGCAATTGGTGATGGTTTGGCAATCAGTTTCATGACTTATAGGAAACTTGCAAGCAAGCTTCCCAAAACAGATGAGATTCTAGATGGTTCGCTCAAGAAACTCAAGAACTCAAAAGACATTTCAATTCTTTACGCTATCTGCATTAACTGCTGCTCAGAACTGAGAGAAAGAATTGGTCAGAAAAATTGGTTGGAGCAAGTAGATAATTATTTTCAGTTTGCTCTTGACAATTTCATGCAAGAGATGATAGTTGTGGCAGTCAAGTTCGCATTGAGAAATTACGAACTGCCAATCGATCCATGTAAGCTTAAAACATACAACGCTTTCATGGAAAAAGTAGAAAAACATCTTTTCTCTAATTAACATGCTCAAGAAAACGGAACAGTTGTCAGCTACCGATAAAATCATATCGGCAAGAATTAAATTGCTCTTAAGTCAACCGTTTTTCGGAAATATTGTATCTCGTCTCGAATTAGTCGAGACGAGACAATTTCCAACTGGAGCAACTGATGGATATAGATTATATTTTAATCCAGACTTTATTGATAAATTAACTTCAGCAGAAGTTTTATTTTTTGTTGCTCATGAGGCTTGCCATATCATTTTTCTTTATTGGGAAAGGCAGAATGATAGAATCAGTCAAATGTGGAATGCTGCTTCTGACTATGCCGCTAATGATATTTTAAAAGTAAATAAAATTGGCAAATTAGTTAATGATTGTCTTTGGAGTGATAAGTATAAAAATTCTTATTCTGAAGAGATTTACGACGATCTGCAAAAAAATGCGCCCAAAAATGCTGCTGCATACGATAAATTCTTAAAAGATTTAGCTTCAAAGATTCTTGATACTCATCTGCCAATGGATAAAGATGGCGATGGCAATCAAAGAACTCAGGAAGAAATTGATACTTTAGTTAATCAAATCAAACAAGATATCATTTCTGGAATCCAATCTTGTGATTCTGGAAATAGACCTCAAGGAATTGATAGAATTGTTGGATCTATCACGAATCCTCAATTATCTTGGCAAGAAGTCATTCGCCAAAAGTGCAAATCAAAAATAAAAAATGATTTTACTTTTATGCGACCAAGTAAAAGATCTTTTCATACTGGAGTGTATCTGCCAAGCATGCACGTAGAAGATCATATTGATATCTGCATTGCATTTGATGTTTCTGGCTCAATTGGAGATGATCTAATTTCACTATTCAAATCTGAGATCTTGGGAATTATTTCTGATTTTAAGTCTTGGAATATCAAAATGTGGAGTTTTGATACCAAAGTATACAATGTCAAAGAATACTCGTCGGATGGCGATTCTGGCGTACTTGAATACGAACCTCAAGGTGGAGGAGGAACTGACTTCGAATGCAATTGGGAATATATGAAAAAGCATGAAATAGATCCTAAGCTTTTCATTATGTTTACCGATCTATATCCATACGGAGGTTGGGGAGATCCAAATTATTGTGATACAATTTTCGTAGGCTACCACAACAAAACAACTATAGCTCCATTTGGAGAAACAATTCATTTATGACGCTTTATAAAAAGGTTGGAAGAAAATATGTTGCAGTAAGCGACACTGAGGCTTATTCTGGACTAGACAATGGTCACTGGCTGATTTCTATCGAAAAGGGTTCGACAAGCTGCAGAAGGGCAATTAATCCAGCTTTTGCTGAATTAGAACTCGCTTGCCTCTTGACAAGTCATAGGGTTGTGAGCTATCTTAGTGAAGTTAGTGCTGGTAGACCAAAGAGTCGACCTTTGACAGAAAAAGAACAAAAGGCATTGAAGGCTTTTTACAAGATAGCTGGAAAAGATTGCTTGTTATATTGGGAATATCCCTCTCTGCAAGAAATGGCAGAAAAAATAATTAAATTAATTGCTTCAAACGGAAAATGTACTTAAACTTATTGATGTTATATTTGATAATATTCCACACACCAAAATTTTTTAAAAACTTATGACTGACATTAATTATGAATTTATAGTAATTGAAACTATTAAAACTTATTTAAGCAATTCGAAGAAAGAAATTGAAATTAATTTAAATTCTTCAATCATCGATATTGGAATTGACTCACTAGATATGATAGAGATAGGTCTTTTGATCGAAGAAAAATACAAAATAAATGTCCCCGTAGATGATCTTTTGGGAAAGTCAGTTAACTCAATACAAGATTTAATTTTCTTTCTTCAAGAAAGCAACTCATAATGATTGCATTATTTAATTCTTTTTTAAATCTTTTTGAAAAAATCTTAAAAAGATGTGTTTTAGTATGTTTTGCAACAATTGCATTTCCATTTGTAATGATAGCTTTTATGTTTGGAATAATAAATTTACAAAAAATAAATACAGAAGAAGATGAAGACTGAATCGCTAGAAATAAATTTAAATGAATTTACTAAAGAAGAATTAATCCTTCTTATTGAAATGGCTCACTCTAAGGACATGACTTTTAATGAGTGTATTGTTTTTATAATTAAAAAAGCATTAAATGAATTCGAAACAATTGTCGAAACAATTGAAAGACTCAGAGCTGAACGAGCAACTTCAGATTCTGAAGAATGAGTATTTGGCTCGAAAAACTTTTCATCTAATAAAGACTGGAAAGGAACCTAAAAGAAAAAACTTATTTAAAAATTTATTTTACCTTGCTGGATTTGGAGATAAGTATTTGTTAATGATGTCTACTGGACACAAAAGTATTAATTCTGAACTTTATCAATTTTGCAAAATAAAAACAAAAGAAATAATAGATGAAGACATGGCAGATTTCATGATTTCAAGCGTTTCTGAAATTTGCAGCAAATATTTAAATTTAGTTTCTTTTAATTTAAATAAATCTTATGTTTGGACTTTAGAAATAGCTTATTCCGACGTTCAATGGGAAAATATAGATTTAGAACTTTTATGTAATCATTCTGACAACATAGATATTGTTAATTATTTTCCCAGTATTATTAATTTTAAAAAAATTCCGCAAAATATTAAAAATATTTTAGAAGAAAAAAAGATAGCTTTTGAAACCAAAAAAGAACTCGAAAGACAGCAGATTATGGTTGACTATCTTCTTTCTAAAGGTTATAATGTTCAAAAACCAAAATATGAATAGACATACTAAATTAAGTGTAAAACAACCTTACTTATCATTAAACAAACTCGTCTTTGACGAGGTCTTTGAATTTGACTTTTTTGATTTGAGTTCTTTGCAATTCTCGCTTTCAGAAGTTCAAAAGCAAGAAGGAAATGAAAAGTTTAATTTTGAAATCAAAATTAATAGTAGCAAATGCACTATAAAATACTCAAGATTTCAAAAAGAAAATGAAGATATTTCGCTCGAAACTTTTGAAAAAATTCTGGAAGGCAAAGGTTATCTGATTGTCAAGCCAGTTAAGCCAGCAGTTAAACTAGCTGAGTCAATTAAACCACTAGATCCAAAACAATTTAAAATTGAACCTCTTTCAACAGCACAAATTGCAGATATAAAGAACTCTTTTGTAAAGAACTCTTTTGATACAAGGTTTATACCCACCATTACGACAGATTATTTAAGTAATTTATATCCGAATGGATTAACTTCCGCTAATACCTCAAATACAAATAAATAACATGAAAATCAAAAACATAATCATTGGAGCAATTTTAATGAGCGCATCTATCGTTTCAGCTATTAAAGCTGTCGATAATAAACAGCCTAAATATTGTCCTGTTGTTGAGCCAATTTTAATTAATCCAGCGGATCTTTACGCTCAAAGTAGTGAGGAACAGCAATTTATTACTGAAGAGCATTGCTCAAAATGTCAATCTGGAGTTTTTAGATCTAGGATTGATGATCCAAAAAATGAAAAAGGATTAAGTTGCACGTTTTGCGGTTTCACTAAGTCTTAATAGCCTATGATTCCAGAAATAGGTAAAAAATATAATATAAATTATCTTCCTTGGCCAAGCTTCATAAAAGAACAATCCCTAGATAAGTATAAGGGTATTGGAACTTATGGAGGAGATTCAAGGATTGAAACCTATGGAATGGAATATGGAGCAGAAGCAAGTGAAATAATTTATTGGTTTACTGATCTAGAAGGTGGAAAGTGTGGTTGGTTCTCGTCCGAGGATATCATTTCAGAATATAAAGAAGAAGTGTAATATTATTACATGGATTCTAATCATTTAAAAGAGTACGGCATAGACATAGGTCTTTTGGTGAGTGGTTTGTTCGGAGCCATACTTCTTACAAGCAAAGGTTCGGCTATGAACCTTCCTAGAACCATATCAAGTTTAGTTGGTGGTGCCGCTTCAGCCAATTATATTACCCCTATCGTAGTTAATATTGCAAAATTAGACAATACACATTATCATTATGGTATAGCCTTCTTATTAGGATTCTTGGGCCTCAAAGGAATTGAATATTTTAGTAAAAAATTAATTCCCGAAGTTGTCGAAGAGCAACTCCCAGTAAAAAAGGCTAGAAAAACAACCAAAAAGAAAATTTAATATGACTGGAATAGTATTAATCAATGCGATCTCAAATATAACAACATCAATTTCTTCATTAGCTTTGCTTTTACATGTTTTTGGAGATCCAGATAATGAAATTTGGGATAATAAAATTAAAGCTTGGCTTGCAAAAATCGGTTTAAGCGTAATGATTTGTGGTGCCACATCTAACGCATTGACGCTATCAAATCCTCCTCCAACAGAAGTAGTTTTAAACGTAGGCATTGCTTTGACGCTATTCTGGCTATCTTGGTGGCAATGGGAACTCTTCCAAAGAATGCACAAAAAAGCTTCAGTTAAACAAGAGCAAAAGCCAGCAACAAAACCAACATTAAAAAGAACTTCTAGACCTAAAACGGTCAAGAAAAATGCTTAAAAGGCTTTTTAATTTTAAATTTTCTAGTCTCAGTCTTTTTTCCAAGGCTGAGACTCTTGGCGTATACGTACAATATCCAATAGCAGACTTAGAGTGCGCTCAAGCATTAGGAGTAATTTGTAAAAAAAAATATAAAATTAAATATTTAAACCATAAAACTTTGACAAAAAAATCTTTAGAAAAGATTGATTGTTTAGCTTTCCCAGGTGGTTTGGGAGATTCTGATAATTTTGATCATTTACTAAAGGATAAAAAGAAAATCGTCCAAGATTACGTCGCTAACGGTGGCAAATATTTAGGTATTTGCATGGGTGGATATCTTGCGGGTAAATATTATTTTAATATATTAAAAAATGTAGACGCTGTTCAGTATATTAAAAGAAAAAGAGCTGAATTACGATACGAACAAGAAACCGTAACTCCAATTAGATGGAGAGGTAAAACATACAAAATGTTTTTTTATGATGGCTGCGCTTTAGTTGGAGATCAATCTAGCTTTAAGACAATCGCAAGATATAAAAATGGCGATCCTATGGCCATTATTCAAGGTAATGTCGGCATTATTGGATGCCATCCAGAAAGCCCTAAATACTGGTATGAAAACATGCCGTTCGAAAAATATTGGCATGGAGGACGAGATCACGAATTACTGCTTGACTTTATTGAGGAATTGATGCAGAATTAATGCAGAATGAAGAATAAAAACGAAACAATCTTTATCGTAAGCAATCAAATTGTCTTCCCCAATTCAAAAATCAATTGGCCCGATTTAAATTATCCAGATTCTGGCGAAACAATTCTTCGATATTTGCACCTAATTGATTATTCAAACAAAAAAATTCAATTAGATTCTGCAAACGGCCCTTGGTTTGAAAATTCTCAGCTTCCATCTGGCGTAGGTTTTTATAAAAAGATTTAATTATGCAGAACGGAAAAGGTTCAAAACCAAGACCAATTAAAAATTTTAGTAAGTTTGCGGATAATTGGGACGAAATTAATTGGAACAATAAAAAGCCTAAAAAAAATGAAAAAAGTAAAAATCAAAACGCTGTGCTCGACTTGTCTGGACCCATTAGAAGTTGAATGGTCTGAGGAAATGAATTGGGCTGGTGAAACAGTTACCGCTCACGAATACATGGCAAAAGCGTTAAATTCAGACTTTGCAAAGATCTGCTGTGATAAATGCTTGGATGAAATGCCAGATTTTGATTTTAGCGATCCAAATTATAATGTGGAGTACGTATGAATTTATACAAAAAAGAACCAGAAACTTCAGAACTTGAATCCGTGACAACTCTTGTTCCAGAGGTTGGAAGTGTTGCTGATTTAATAGATTATTTAATTGATCAGCAAAACAAATATAAAAACCACGAACTCTTTTATAGTTTCGTAAGATCAAAGAAGGTGTATGGAGAATGACGATTCACTAATGGTCCAAATAGAAGAACAGGATTATCATAAACTTGTAGACACTATTATAGAAGAGTCTTATCTTTTAGAAGATGAAGATTTAAAATTATACAATAAACTTCTCACTAAGAAAAGACAAGAATTTGATAAGTCTTGTGGGCTCAAATTTGTTTCAGTAACTAGAAAAAACACATTAGACGGAGAAGACGAATTTGAAGATTACGTAAGATATACTTATTATCATAATTTTAAAGTAATAGATAAGAAAAAATACACTTGGGCAAAAATAAAATATGGAATCTAACAAAACTATGAGCGAATCAAATGAATATTTAGTTTCATTCTTTGAGAATGATAATTGGTGGACCAGATATGAAAGCGCCGATAAAAATAGCGCAATCAAATTCTTTAATGAAGCTAAAGCAAATGAATCTTACAAAGATTGGCGACTAATTAAAAAGACAGTCTCTTTTGAAGTGCTTTATAATGATGCGGCTCAGTTGGATCTGTTTTAATATGAATAAAATTTTATTAGTGATTGGATCAATCATAGTTTTAGTTTTTGGAGGCTTGACAACTGGTCTTTTATTTGCTTATCTAATGAAGCAATGATATACCTACTCAAGATCTACAAGAGAGATAAAAGAAAAAAAACTGGCTATCGTTTCTGTGGTGAGTACGAATACGATAGAAAAGACCCGCATTCGATGCATAGAGAGATAAAAGAGCTATATCCTTTATATTCTCGCGAGGAAGGGTATATGTTCCAAGTCTTTGAAAAAGAAAATCCACCATTTGCTTCAACCAAAGATCCTGTATATCAAGCATGAAAATCTTCTTAGATGGCCACAAACCATTCGAAAAACATTTCAAAATTAAATTTGATGAGCCCAAAATTAAAATCCATAGTAATGGATTTATTTCTGTTACTATAGATTGGCATTCAAAGAAGGGTTGTGAGCATTTCTGGAGATTTAAATATCCAGATTTGACCCACAAAATGTTTGGCGGCGAAACAATCTTTAAAAGAAAAAAATATTTAACTAAAGCTGCTGCATTTAATTTTCCAGATCTAAATGTAGATAATGAGGATTGCAAGAAGGTGGATTTTAAAGAATTAAAAATGGCTTCTTGGTTTGATATATGCATTGGATCAGAAACGGAAGAAGAATTTTATAAAGATAGATATGATTACATTTTCTTCGAGAATACAAAATATGGTTTAGTTTGTTGGTTTGCGCCAGAAGGTTGGGAAGATTGGAATAACGCAAAAGATTTCGCACAATGAAACAACTACCAAATATCGGTTCCAAAATAATCTACAAGGGCACTCCACAATATTTTTGGTTTAAAAATATTATTGAAGATGCCAACAATCTTCTAGAGATTGGAAAAGAGTATACAATTTCTAGGATGAGATTGAACTCTAGTTGGGTTAGCGTAGTGTTGGAAGAGTTCCCAGATAATAAATTTTCTTTAAGTTTTTTTAATTATGAATGACCTAATATCCATCAAAAAAGTAACTATTAATAATCATGATCATGCAGCAGTTAAGTTTAATCCAGACGAAGACATTAGTATGTCTTTCATACAAAATGCCGTATTTTCTTTGATTGTCACTGCTATACGTCCTCTCGAAGAAGAACAAAAACATATGTTTGTTCAATCTATTAAAGATAATATGTCCAAACTTGATTTGATCCAATTATCGAAAATGACAGAGATGAAATGAAATGCGATGAGTAGTTTAAGTGGACAGAACAGCAATGGACGCATTAGTGGTACACGTTCGAGTCGTGTCTCATCGACCTTATTTTATCAATTACGAGAGTTGGATAGAAAGATTTCAAAAATTGACGACAACATAATATTCTGGCTTAGAATCTTTGATCACAAAGAAGCAAATAAATTAATAAAGAAAAGAGAAGTTCTCGATAAAAAGAGGCAGCAAGTCAGAAATAAAAGAAAAAAGTATGAAGCATAAAATTGCTTATAAATTTTACTCCTATGAATGTGGCGACGGATGTTGCACTGAAACTGGGTACGATTGGTACGTAGACGGAGAATTTATTCTTCGTAGTCCAAGCGAGGACGCTGGATGGATGGCAGTAATACGAAAACTAGGAATTGATGCCACATTGGTTGGGTTGGATGAGAATGATGAAGAAATTTGGGAATTATAATATGCAACACTACGTTTTTGAATCTAAGAGAGATCTTCTGTATCATAATAATTATCTTGCTTTGAACGAGGCATTAGAGCAAGCAGGTGTAATGGTCCTTTTGTTATCAGCAAGTGTGAGCGAACTTCTAGACACCTTGGCTAGAAATAATATTGAGCTGAGTGCAAAATATCTTGACGTTCCAGAGAAATCCGTCTAATATTGTAGAATGAAAGACAAAACTCCTACACCTTCACTTGAAGAAAAGGTGAAGCAATACGAAGATTTTTTGCATAACATTAACATGATGCTTGTTTCTGGAAGTATTAAAGGTGTTCAAAAACTTATTGATCATGCAGACTCTTGGTCATATAGTCATCGGGTAGGAAACGGAGAACTTACAGAAGAGCAACAGCAGGAATTAATCAACAGAGCTTTCTGGAACCTCAATAATATTGATCTAAATTGACAGTCCACAGGAAACCCTCTAATATTGTAGTATGAAAATCAAAGATCAGACAGATGCTGATAAATTTGCTGTTGTTGCTGGCTTTAATTTGGGGTGGAGCAGCAAGTTGTGTACTCTTTCACTTTGCTTTGAAGGAAAAGAAGTGAAATTAAATCAAGAAGAATGTGATGAACTTCAAAGAGTGTTGAGTGGAAAATGTCATAAAATTCTTGCATTTAGAAACAAAGATGAGTATTCTGCTCACTCAGCAATCTTTACATCCTCGACAGACAACAACTCAGGAGAATTGACAATTTATACAGAAGATTCAATTGCAAAGTTTTAAAATGAAATACTATTCCTACAACAAATATTCATACAATGTTCATGGAGATGTTGAATCGTGTGTTGTAACATATACAGAATCAGAAATCATTAATATGCATTGGAACTTTTGGAAAAAAATTCTCATAGAGAAATTTGGCGAAGAGCATTTTACATTAAATTATTCAGAAAAAGATTGTATTGATCAATGGGTTGTATTAAACAAAGCTTGGGTAGAAGAAGTATGATAGATAAACAAAAAATACTTTCAGAATTAACTAATCCAAAAAATATTAAAGAAGATGAATACTTGAGCATGAGCCAAGAAGCTTGGGCAGCTCATTTGAGCAGACAACTCAATAAGCTTGACACTCCACAGGAAACCTGCTAATATTATAGTATGAAAACACAAGAAGAACTATTTTACGATATTATATTGCTTGGGCAAAAAGTGGACAACCTGAAAGGTTGGGTGCAGAATGATTTTGATCGAATGATCGCAGATGGTGGAATAACAAAAGAAGATCTTCAGAATCGTCTTCCTCAAATTTTAGATGATTTTGATGACACAATTGACAAACTAAATGTATTGAAACTTGCTGTGTATAATTCTGTAAAAGAATGCATCTATCAAATATGAGAACAATTAAATTTAGAATGTGGAGTAAAGAAGCAAAATTATGCTACAGACTTGTATTGCGCTAAAAAACGCAACATGCGTCCACAGGAAACCATCTAATATTGTAGCATCATGAGCATCCAAGTATACGCTGAACAAAAAAATGGTTCTCATTTCACAAAAATTAAGATATCCTATGTGATAGAAGGTGTTTTAAACACATTAGAATTGAAAGATGATGATGCTCAACATTTGTTTGAGGTGTTAAATGGCAGACACGGTGTTATGTTTATTAATAAGAATGATGACACTCCCGCTATGCATATACAGAAGTAGTATATGCATCAAAGATCTTGGAAAAAGAAGGATTGGAGTATATAATTGAACCAGAATAATATGGCAATCAAACAAAGAACTATAACAGAATACTATTGTGATGCATGTAATGCTATGTGTTACGATATGAAACCATTCTCAATGCCTACACATGTAACAAACGTAGGATCAAGTAAATTACACTTTCATATAGTATTCCGATTTAGTAACACTATGCGAGACGGCAAACAGGATTGTTTGATTTGTAATGAATGTCAAAAAGAATATCTTAAAGTCTACTTAAAAGAATTGGAGAAATAATATGAGAAAACTAAAATTTAGATGTTGGAATAAAGAGGAAAATAATTGGCTTAATACTAATTATTTAGAATGTATCAATACTGAAAAAGATAATTTAAAAGCATTGTATAGTAATACAGCTACTTTAATGTCTATTATTCACCACACTGAAGAGACAAAGGATCGTGTAGTTATTCAACAATTCACTGGCTTGACGGAAAAATAATGTTGAAATTTACGAAGGGGATATAGTTTCTTTAAATTTAGATTTAGATATTGTCTGCGATTTTTATAAAAAAAGCCAACACACATTGTTGCCTATTATTTTAAAGGAAATTAAAAACAATGTTTATACGGGGGAAGTAAAGTATGATGAAACTCCATTGGGTGAAGGAATATTAGGTCAATTTACATACTATGTAGGTTTGATTCGTTTTGCTGATCTTAAATGTTTAGTTACCAAAAACAGCATTGAAGTAATCGGTAATATTTTTGAAAATGAAACGTAAGCTTATGGATGAAATAAAAGAAGTTGTTGAATTTGTAGTACAATGGCAAAGTGAAAACAATAAATATGTTCGCTGTACAGCTTCATTCTCAACAGAAGAATATCTTCGGGAATACATTAAACATCGAAATATTACTCCTATAAAAATTTGGAGAGAAAGATCCACATTAGTAGATAATAAAGTAGTCAGCGTAGTTAAAGAAAATTATGAATAAAGATATTGATCACGATTATACAGATGAAATTGTGTGTCCTTATTGTGGATGTGAATTTAGTGAATCTTATGAATTTGATGGAGATAGCGGAGAATGTGAATGTTATGAATGTGGGAAAGAATTTGAGTATTATCGGCACATAGAAGTAACGTACTGCACTTACGAAATCACAGAAGAAATGAAAGAGCAGAAACGGATTAGAAACGAACAACACAGGCAGCGTATTGAAGAACTTCTCAAACAAGATGAAACGCAATCTAATGGATGAACTAACAGAAGGTATTTGTGCTTTTAGTACAATTGCAAAATACAAAAAAGAGATGGAAGAGATTGAACAAATCTTAGGTAAAGCATTAGGTTATCCTTGGTTTAAAGACGATCAATGTAACTTTCCTAATGCTACAGAAGCTGATGGAGTTGCTATTGGAGATCATACAGCTTGGTCTTTGGCACATCAAGCAGCAGATAGGATTAAGGAATTAGCTGAAGAAGTAGATCGGCATAATGCAAGAGTTCATAAGTTGTCGTTGGAAGAATGGAGAACATTTGATCAAAGCTAAACAAAGCTTGACATCTCTCAGGAAACTCTGTATAATAAGATATGGAAACACACTTCGATGCATACATAAAGTTCCCAGCGACCTCAGAATATAATCTGGGGACGTTTGATCGTTTACGTAAATTGCTTGGTTCAGTAGAAGAAGTTGAATGTAGTTTTGCAATTGAGTTCTCCTGTGGAGATGGCAAGTATCTATCAGATCTAAACACAAAAGAGGAAATCGAAAAGTATGATGGTAATGTTTGTCTACTTACTCCTCCTCGTTTTAATATAATTAAAATGTCTCAGATGCCAGAGCAAATGAAACCCAATAAAGATTACCTCTTTACTGTCAAATACAATCCCAAAACAGAAGAACAAATCTGCTACATTAACAGAAAAGAAAGAAGCAGAAAAGAAATAAGAAGATAATTTCGGGCTAATGAAATTAAATTATCTAATAATCTTTGTTAGTCTTGTGTTAATAGATATTGCCTACATCTTTTATCTTAAGTATGTAGCTCAAAACAAAATAAATAAAGCGTCTGGTTGGGCATCGGTTGTTACTCTCTTGAATGGAATTATAATCATTAATTATTCCTCCGACATCTATAGCGTTCTTTCTGCGATGATTGGCGCATATGTTGGTACTTTTATCTCAATGAAATTCTTTAATAAAGATTAAAAATGAAAAATTACGACGATCTAGTAAAAAAATATCCAGAACTCTTCGTTGTTGAAGAGGATTCTCAAGAGCCTTTTGCGCATTTTGGCTTTGAATGTGGCATTGGATGGTATGACATCATCGATAAAGCGTGCCAGATAATATATTCTGAATATAAACATCACCTTTATATGCAAAAAATGTACAAACGAGATTTAGACGACATAGAAAAAACCATTCAAAAAAGGCAATCTTGGGATAAAGACAAGACTAGAGAATGGATTATTGCGCATACTGAAGCATCTTATAGCAGTTACAGCAAGATGGCAGAAGAAGAAAAAGAAAGATTGCCCAAAACAGCCCAAATCAAAGAAAAATTTGGTACTTTACGCTGGTATGTAAACAATGCCGACAAAACTTCTCAAAAAATCATTGACTTTGCGGAGCTAATGAGCGAGAATACCTGCGAAGTTTGCGGTGAATATGGTAAAACCTACACAACAGGCTGGCATAAAACTTTTTGCTTAAAACATGCTATTGAAAAATATGGAAAAGAAAAAGTTGATCAGTACAACAGTTGAGAATGTAGAGATAACTGTAGCTCCGCATACATATCTAGTCAACATCCAGAATAAAAAACAATAAATATGATAACTGAAAAAAAAATGTCACTTAGCGAACTGTTTGAAAGTTTTCCTTCTATTAATTTGTCTCTAAAAGAAATTAGAGAAATTATTCCTGCAGAGGAAGTCATGAGTAGAAAATTCGTCTTCATAGACTCAGATTTATTATTTTATATTGAAGAGGAATTTGGGAAGAGTCTTGAAAAAGAAAGCCGCAAAAACGAAAGAAGAGAATTACCTCCACCTCCAGAAGTTCATTATGTTTCTTCTTTAGGTATTCATAAAATAATGGAGGAAATGAACGATCTATGCGGCATGGATGAAATAGGTAGGTCAGATTTGGAAGTATTAGGATTTGACTATGGCGAAGGTGGAGAAAATTGTCATATTTATGAAATCCTTGATGAAGAAAAGTTTTTAAAAGGTAATGAACGATTTAATTTTAATTATAAGAATGTAGTTTTAACAAAGACAGATAAATACGATTCAATATGAAATACCAAATCCGCAAAGTAGAAAAAGTAACCATCTGGGAAGCTACAGATGCAATTGAACTAAATCCTAAGTTCTTTAAGAAACTAAAAGATAACCCATACAAGGGCTCGACTGAAGAAGATTTCTTGAAGTATATCGATTCCCTTCGATTCGATCTACCACAAGAACTAGAGGATATTGATTTCGAAACCTATGACAAACTAAGAGATTTATTCGAAGGCGAAATGCAGAAAAACATTTACCATACAACAGCTGAACACTCCGAAGACTCTTGGCTCGAAATCGGTGACGTAGATCCTAGCTATTCTAAAAAAGGTGGGTTTAATTCTCGATTTGATACTCTTTAATGTATGGGACGTAATTATTGGGGAGATATAGAAGGTAAGTTTTGGTTTAGCATTCAGCCGTCAGATGACGCTTCCTTTTTTAAGGAACCTTCCTTAATAAATGAAGATGACGATGGTGATGAAGTTTCTCTCACGTATTCCTTCGATGAATCAGATATAGAACTATTAGAGGATGCACTTGAGGAAATTGATAACGAACTTGGCCCTTGGAAAGAGAAAATTGATAAGTTCTGCAACCTCAAAGAATCATTTAGCGAAGATATCTTATGCAAGAAAACAGGTATACTTGCTGAAAATAGTCAATCAATTCTAGCTTTATATGCTCGCATGAAACTAGGCAATCAAATATTAGATTGCGTTAAGGAGAATGGCGAATGCGTATTTGAATGTGAATTATAATTAATGAGTGAAGTAATAAAGTCTTTACTTCCATATGATATGGCAAGGGGAGGTCAGGTAATAGAAAAGCTTGACCTTACCTTTGCTAATCATAACAGAAAAAATAAGCTTCATTCATACGCTACATCCAAAATGGATGATTTGCGTAAACAGTATGAAGATACTATTGCCTTATGGGAATGGAACGAATACGTCGATACATTCGATATAGGCTTCGAACCCGTCGTAGGTAAGACGTACTACCTATACGAAGGCGTAACTAAGTTCGTATCCATACTCAGCCCAAAAGAGTTCAGAAAAAAATCATTAGGCACAATCAAATTGTCTAGTGATGGCTATTGGATCAAGTTAGATGAATAATATTATTTATTTATCTAATAGAGATGTCTGGAAAATATTTTCCATAACTTCCGCAAATAATAAAAAAGGAATCAAGCCTTTTAAATTTGAGGATGTTGGTTTGAAATTTGTAGATGAATTATTGGAAGATGAAATAGACATCGAGAAACCTTACGATTCAGATTTGATTGTAGAAAAAAAACGACGCTTTGAAGTAATAGACAAAAAAGAGTTTATATTTTTTGCCATTAAGTATGGCATAAATTATAATTAATTATATGCGAAAGTTATTTCGTTTTTATTGTCTTGATTGTGACAACGCATGGCTAGAAATCCTCAATGCAGATGAGATGCATTCAAGGTGCGAATACTGTAATAGTTTACAAACAGCAGAAGTGATAGATTAGGGGTAAAAAATCAAATTACAATCGCGGCTTAATGTAATTTATAATGAATTTTTATTCCAATTCCTCATTTGCTCTCTGTAGTTTGTAATGGAATATAGTAGTTATGGTCATTTATTGTAATTAGCCTAGTATATTACTGACTAGGCTCCAACAGAAGCGGAATGAAATTCAATAATCGAATCATTGTCGTATTGTGACAGTCGATTACTAACTAGGTAAAAATTGCCTAGTCGTTATATTAGAAACGATAGGTTAATAGGAATAGGGCAATCCATAACCAAATAACATCGTCAGACCAAACGCTATAGAATATCGCGTGCGCCATGCGTTCAGCTTTGCTTGGTTCATACGATATCTCCACAGATGCGGGGAACTCCCAGACAGCATCTGGAGAAGGAAATACAGTAGAAGAATAGGTTATTTGTGCTGACTCACTATCACGTACAGCATCAAGAAGAGTAGAATTATCATCATATTTTTGGTTGCTATTGTCACCAATAACATTGGTGTCACCATCACTATCAACATCAGAAGAAGTATCAGATCCATCGATACTCATGATAAAAGCAGAAGGGGAAATAACGTAAGAATCATTAACATTAGCAATAGATGAACAAGAAGAAAGAGAAGATGAGTTAGATAATATAGAAGAAGAGTTAGAAGATAGATTACAAATACGCTTGTTTAACTCTCCCATCAATTTTGTTAGTTTATCTTTATCATTGGGAGTTAATCTACTCATAAAAAAATTTACACCAACGTAGCGGCGACGAACTAAAATAGTTGTAAGTTATTGCAGCAACAAAACTTCCAAAAATTTTATGCGATGAGCCAAATAATAACCACTAGGCAAAATTTGCCTAGTAACTCAAAAAAAACTCAAAAAATTTCATGACCTCGGCCAAATAAAGAGGTAGGCAATTTTTGCCTAGTACGTAAAAAAGCAAAAAATTTCATACAGCTCGCCAAATAAGCGCCCCTCCCAACTAGGCAAAATTTGCCTAGTAGATAAAAAGCAAAAAATTACCAGCAACCAAGCAAATAAATACCAGGGCAGCTAGGCAATTTTTGCCTACCATTTAGTTATCGCCACCAATATGGTTAGTCACACAATTTCTTTTGTTTCTATGCTATTATATAGTAACACAAATCTAAACGTGTTTCGGGCAATCAAAGCAAATCAAATCTTATATCAGACAATCAAACAAAAACAAAAACAATTTGGTGATTTAATTTTTTTTGATTTAAATGCGGCCAGGGGCTTGACAACTCCATTTCTTTCTGATTTAATCTCTCCCATATGAATACCCAATCCTATGCTCAAACCGTAAACGAAACTGCAGCAACCAAGCGTGGACGTGGTCGCCCCGCAGGTTCGAACAGTTTTGCAAACGTACAAATCAAACAGTTGCTTACGCTTCTGTCTGAAGATGCAGTTGTTCCTGTCTCACGTATCTGGTTGCGTGATACATTTGGTGCGATTGCAGAACCCGCACCTGTCATCATCAACACAGCTAACAATACTGTAGTAGAAAATCAAACAGAAGAAAAAATTCAGTTCCACATCGAAAAATTTGAGGACGCGAATTGTCCTTTTTAATTGACATTTAAATTCCACCCCTATATATTTGCTCACATGTTTGACAACCTCATTGGACAATCCGAAATCAAAGATCAACTAGGCTTCTACTCGAAAGCCTTCCAAAAGACTGGCACTGTACCATTTATACTTCTGAATGGTGCTAAAGGTCTGGGCAAGACTGAGTTCCTCAAGGCGTTCAGCAAGACCATCACCAATAGTGATGGCAAGCCGCGCCCTATGCTGGAACTCAACTCCAGCACCATCAAGAACAATCAAATGTTCTTTGAGCAGATCTTTATGCCCATCGTGCAGGGAAACGAAGTAACTCTTTTCTTCGATGAGTGTCATGCACTCCCTAACGATCTGGTGATGGCATTCCTGTCCATCCTCAATACAGAACGTACACCTTACAAGGAGTTCAACTGGAGAGAGTATACCTTTACTTTTGATTTCACTAAGATCTCCATGATCTTTGCAACTACCGAGTTAGATAAACTATTTCCTCCTCTTAAGGATCGGCTGACTGTTCTTGATTTCAAACCATATAATCAAAATGAGTTAGCCGCAATCATCAAGGGTCGCTTGCCAGATGTAGAGTTTGAAGATGGATTGGTTGAGGAGATTGCCACCACCACCAGAGGTAATGCACGTGATGCTGTAAAGCGTGCAAAGCAAATCGAATTGTACTGCGAGACCAACAATTCTAATTTGTTTCTTAAGGATGAGTGGAATGATCTTCGTAAAGTGCTTGGCATCAAACCTTTGGGGTTATCTAATACAGAGGTGCAAGTGCTTGAGATTCTTAACGCTAGAGGGCCATCCACCTTACAAACTATCGCAGCAGTGACTGGCATGAGTCGTACTGCAATCCAGAAGGATGCTGAACTGTATCTCCTACAGCGTGGACTCATGAAGATCAATGGTGTTCGCGAGCTTACCAGATTAGGTGCAGACCTAATCAAACAAATGTCAGAGTAGAGAGTAGTCAAACAGCCCCCCTTCGAGTGAAGGGGGGTAACTCTTTTATGGCCAAACCTCAATATATCTTTAGACACTTCAGCATAAGGAAGTCAAGAACTATTTTGTTTCATTGCTTGTATAATCCGAAGACATTAAGAATCACAGCTATGAGTGCATTCAACTTTGACAGTGGAGTGGGGGAAGAATGCGACTACAGCAAGTTCACCGACGAAGAGTTGAACTACACGCTCGCGTGGTTAGAACTCATGCTCGAAACAAAGCTATGGGAAGAGCAAGATGAGTTAGAGAAGGGTAAGGAAGAAGAATAGTCAAGAGTAAAAATTAACAAAAATTATTTCAAATAAGACGAAATAAGTAGGCAAAAACTGCCAGGGGGAGCCCTGGTCACAAAAGACTACACCCCACCCTTTCGGGTGAGGTGTTTTTTATTGGGGGGAAATTTATTTACTTTTTATTTTTGGTTGCGAGTGCGAAGACAACTAGTAGAACAATTAAGATTTGCATTTGCTGGGGGCATATGGTTCTCCTGTTTCTAGGTTGATGAGGACAACGTCGTCGATGTGACCTCCGTCTTTTACGTTCTTAGCATAGACATCGATCATAAGACTTGGTGTTATATGTCTTGCGTATACATAGATCTTGCCACTCGCAACGTTTCTGATTGCCCACTTGGCACCTTTTGGTACGCAGAGCCACTTGCTACTGCTATAGCATCTCTCTACTGGTATTCCCAGCTTCCTCATCCAAGACTTCCAAGTAGGCCCATGTCCCCAACCCTTGTTGACTTCCCAATCTAAAGCGTGTGCCCATTCGTGTAGAATAGTTTCTTTTGCTTTTTGTAAGAAGTTCGGGCTGTTCTTGTTTATGTGTATTATGTGGGTGGAAAGCTCGATTCGTTTTGTCTTTCCATTATTAGATCTCCAAGCCCTGCCCATTACAGTCCTCAGTCTTTTGTTCCATTTGATTTCCCACCCTTCTAGGATGGGATACTGGAGCTTGATCTGAGCAGAGATTTCTTTGAACAATGTATTTACTTCGGCAATCATATTAGTCATCGTCTCTAAATTATTCTTCGTCAAATTCTTTTTCTCCTAGTGGTTCAGAGTCAATCGAAAAGAAAACTTCGTCTTTGTAAAGATAGTCTCCCTCACCACTAGCAATGTGAATGCCAGTTACATTGTGAAAGTTATCATATACTTCCACGATTACATGGGAGTCAAGTTGATCGGCAGTCATGCGACCTAAGTCTTTTATTAGTTGTCTGTATGTCATATTTTTTAGCAATTTAAAGTGGCGTACCCAGCAGGGTTCGAACCTGCGACCAACGGATTAGAAATCCGTTGCTCTATCCAACTGAGCTATGGGTACTTAAAGACAAGGGTGGAAAGCAAGATCTACATCCTTGCGGTGATATTCTTCAGATAGAATGCGCTTTGTCAAGACAATTTCCACCTTGCCAAATGGATAAACATATATCTCACCATAAGTGCCAGCGCCCATATCGAAATCTGGATAATGCTCCTGTAACAAATGTTCAATTTCATCTTGATAGATTGGAGCAACTTCTTTACTGGAAACGAGTTTGTCCCCAAGCGCAAAGTACACGCAGGAATCAAACCAATGAGTACAGGAATCCTCAGAAGTCCAGTGATAGATTGCGTACTTTAGATCACGACTCTTTAGAACCTCAACAAGATCAAGCAATGTCTTTTCCATATGCGTCACATCATAAACAATCTTAGCGAGAAGGCAACATTTATTTCAAAAATATTTACGCACTTGTGCGTAATAACACTTGACAGGGAGCCAGGGCTACCCCTGGGGCGTAACCACCTCATTCTGAGGTGGTAGCTAGGGCGGGACTCGAACCCGCACGCCCTACTGGGCAACAGATTTTAAGTCTGTTGTGTCTGCCATTTCACCACCTAGCCGAAAGAAAAAGAAAGTGGGGACGGAGGGATTTGAACCCCCAACCAAGCGATTATGAGTCGCCTGCTCTGACCATTGAGCTACATCCCCGAAAGCTTACAATTCAAAAGCGAGAATGTTATCTGATGGAAGAAAGTTCAACTCTGCCTCACCTTCATATAAGGAATATCCTAGCACAGTCAAAGCAAAGACGCAAGCATTATCGTAAGAAAAATCTCGAAAGGAATGGATCTCTACACCATCATCTTTGTCCACAATGTAGTAGTCTTTAATCTCATCAGATAAAGATTTAGGTTCTACACGAAAGCCCAAATGTGTAAGGGCTTGTTCTTCAGGTGTTTGCGGTGATTCTTTATCAATCATTACTTGTTCCTGAAAGGAAGTGTCATCTTCGATTAGTGTATACGGTTGGTGCATATTTATTTCTTTAACATTAAGCATATTACGACGAGGGTTACGATTAGAGCATCCATAATTAGACATGAATTACAAAGCCCGAATTATCTTTTTTTGCTGGCCCCTTGGCACGCAGTCCCACGATTGTATTCTTTGGATCAAGGAAGCGAAGATCGTTTTCATCTCCGTCAATGACTTTGAAACCTTCGTGTTCTGTTGGCAAGGGTTGATCTTTTTTAGTGGAGAAAACAAAGGCTGAATTGTTTCCTTTTGCTAAAGCTGCGAAAGCTTTAACTTGAGACACTTTAGTCTCTGCGCGTGAGAAAGTCAAGTGGTAATTTGAAATTGTCAAGTCCAAACGATCAAACAATTTTGTGTAATCATAGAACTGCACACCAGAAAAATGCTGGAAAATGTTTTTGCCCTTGTGGATAATGTCTTCCCATCTGACATCGGAAGTTAAGTTGAGACGAAACACAGCTTGCAAACTTTTCTTTGCGGCTGATTTGATTCCTGTCTCAATTTCTTTGATTAAATTATCCATGAACAAAGCTTGTTCCTCAAAGAAGCTTTTTGTTTTTTCGATTCGCTGTGGCTGAACCATGACACCCATGCCAGCCAAGTTAAGGCATGAATCTGTGCAACCTTTAGATCTGCCTTGGCAAACTTCATAACCGCTAATGTTAGCGGGTGCAAAGTGAATGCCAAAGGTTTCGTATCCGAAGGATCTGCCCTTGAGCGTTTTGTAATTAGCAACGGTGAGTAATTTTTGCATGGGTGAAGAATATCATGAGCAAGGGGTGGTGCAACAATTATTTCGCAAAATATTTACGCCTTTAGGCGTAATAGTTCTTGACATCCCAGCCAGGGCTACCCCTGGCCCCCACCCGATGGGTGGGGGTCAGCTTCCCGATAGCGTTGGTTGTCAGTTAAACAAACCAAAAAAAGCAAACCAACAATCTATTTGGAAGAGAAAGTAACTGGCCCCCACCCCACTGGGTGGGGGTCAGCTTCCCGATAGTTTAGCTCGCTGAGATCCCCTCAGAAAACGCGAGCATCATCTATTTGGAAGAATGGAATTGTCCAAGATTCTGTCAAGGTAGAACATTCCGAAGTGTGGTTGCTCCACCTTACCGTTCTTTGCTACTATGTAGAGAGTGACAGCTTCAGGTGGGCAATGGTTAGTTCCACCTTTTGATCCTTTCTTTACGCCAGTACGAACAGTGTAGGTGTTTGTTTCACCTTTCTTGTTATGGTACTTGATCGAAAAGAACTTTCCGTTTGTTGTTGCGATAATGCGTTTGCCGATCATATGTGGTGCTGGTTCGAGTGTGTTATTATTCATATAATTATCGTGAAAGATCAACTTGATTGCCATCCTCATCTTCGTCGTCGAAGTCTTCGTCCTCGTCGTCCCAAACAACATCTGGTTCTGTGGTGTTCATTGCAATGGTAGCGAGCAGATGATCGTAGTCTCCGCTTTGCGCTTCTTTTAGAACCGCACGAACTTCTTCTTGTGACCAACCTTGGCGAAGCGCGTTGCTTCTCCATGTACCCATAATTGCAAATGCGTTGCCGTCGAGGCCGACCAGTTCCATCTTAACTTTCTTGGTTTTTGTGTTTTGCATATCGCTTGTATTGTTTTTTGCTTGGTTGTACGACTCGCAACATTCTGTTGCCCCATCGTAAAGTTTTTTGATAGGTTACCCCATCGACAATCAGTTTTTGCTTTTTGGAGTCCATACTCTCAACATATCCTCATCCTTCATGATGTCAATCCCAAATCCCAATGTTTGGAAAGTTTTCTGCAAAGTGTATGCTTGCAACTCAAGAATCTTTTTCATCTCGTTTGATGTCATAGCTTCACCGACAGCTTCCTGCGTAGCCCTGTGGAATGCGTAAAGCATTTCACAAAACTGATTTACCAATGGGGTCAACTCTTTGATGGCGTCTTTGTTCATGTGGGTATCATATACAGAGCAACCGAATGCGCAACATTTATTTCAAAAATATTTACGTCCTTGGACGTAATAGTTATTGACAGCCCAGCCAGGGGTGGCCCTGGACCCCCGCCTTTCGGCGGGAGACCATTCGTATGGAAATTAATGTGCGACTACTTCTGCTTCGTCGATTTCTATGCAGAACTCTCCGCCGCCAAGGGAGAATTCAAACTTATTGCCTGTAAGGGAAACTTCTTGAGGAAGCCTGCGATCTGTTTTATGGTTAAGCAGAACGCTGTGATCCATCCCATCTTTCCACCTTTCGAGGTGAACATTGGTGGGAACGAAGTGAGTGATGTTATGCCAGAGGATCAATCTTTCTTTCTTTTTGATTGCTCTCTTGACTCGCTCAACGTGAGCGTGTTTGACTTTGATCGTGATGTTGGTGTTTCCAATGTTTGTTTGCATGTGAGAAGCATAGCAAAAGCTCTCATGCGTGCAACAATTTTAATTAAAAAAAATTACGCACCTGTGCGCAATAGTTGTTGACAGAAAAGCCAGGGGTAGCCCTGGCCCCCCGCATAGCGGGGGGTGGGTTGGGAGCGGTGTTACCCGCTCCCCCCGAAGGGCTTACGCTTCAGCGCCTGCAAGCTCTTCAACGTCAATCAGTTGGGGCTCAATGATTGATGCGTGACCCGCAATCGAATCGAAGATTGATTGCATGACCATCGTGCGAGCGGGGAGCTTGGTCAGGTCGGAGCCTTTCAGGTTCTCCGTCACAGAGTTGTACAGGTTCCACAAGGTGGGCGTGTTGAACTCAGGGTGACGGGGAGCCTTGAACTCTTGCGTGACGGCGAACACATCGCGAGCGGGAAGCGCCTTAGCTTCAGCGAGTTGAACTGAAAGCTCGCACGCACGATCAAAACCGATTTCGGTGTTCTGATACCGATTGATTCGGGTTTCCATATCCGTCCAATGCGAGAGAAGGCGACCGATGCCCTCAGACAAAACGCGAGGAATGTCGCGAATGATGTTGACGGTGTGACGGCGAGCCAGCTTCACATCGCTGGAAAAGCACAGGTTCTCGCATACGATCATGCGGTTGCCAATGCACATACTAGCAGCGAATGACTTGTCGTGCGCGTTACGCAATCCCAAGACGAGCTTGCGCGAATCGCTATTGATATCGGGGCCAGTGATCTGGAACCCGCCGAAGTACCGTTGACCGAAACGGCCCAGAGCGTGCTTTTCTTCGGTGACGCTGTAGCCTGCGCGATCCAAAGCGGAAAGCGTTTCTTCCACAAGGAAGGAATGGCTGATTGGGGTGAAGCTGTCCGTGCCATCTGGGGTACGGACGGTTGCGAGTTCTTCACGGGAGACGAGGTTCTTTGCAATGATCATATGTTTGATTAGGTTTAATGGTTAACTGACAGAAGAGAGTCTCTCACAGCTTGGGTTTTAGTGCAACGGATTTTTTTGATTTTGAGCATTTATTTTCACCTCAGAAACCATGCCAAGCGCAAATATTTTTGCGCTTGAGCGTAATAGTCTTGACAGCCCCAGGCCAGGGGTAGCCCTGGACCCCGCCTTTCGGCGGGGTCAAGTGCCTGTGCGTGCCGCACTTACGCCAGATGCGCGATCTTAGCCTCCACAAGGCGAAGGCGCTCGCGTGCTTCGCGCACATGCGCGAGAGCGAAGTCGGCCACGCCGTTAAGGAGTTCTATGTCGGCCTCTGTGGTGAGACGAGCGACGTTGATGTCGCGGACGCACTCGCGTAACACGCGAAGGCTCGCGGTCATGAGTGCTGCGGAGGAGGCGGGTTGTGGTGTGTTTAGTGTCATATTAGGTGTAGCAGACAGGGTGGATATCATCCCTTAGTCCATTCCATTTTCTGTTCATCATAATGGAATGGGTGTGCATAACTCTTTTGAGCCTTTGCTTGGATTCTGTCTTGACTTTCTTCAACTTGGAAAGTTCCATTTGCAGATAGGTAATCTCATCAATGCTGAGACTTTTTGCGGCTTCAATGATTTGTTTTTTATTCATATTAATTTAATGCTTTGATAATGCTTGCGCTGGAGCCCCCTCTGCGAGAAGGAGAAACGCAGAGGGAGCTTGCGCATAGCGCAACAGGGGAAACAACAACCCTGTCCTACCGAAAGACTCTTGTCAAATGATTATTGACACCGTTCTTGAAAAACTCATAGTCAACGCAGTCAACCGCATCCAACTTGTACCCACCGATATTCCATTCAAACAAAACGTCTGGGCTGGATGGTACGCGCTTCCATGCGTAGATGGTGGCGACTGTATCATTGGGGAATCTTAAGCGCCATTCGATGTTAACTTTTTCGCTTTCATCGATTGGATTATTATGCTTGTCAGGCGCACCGAATACAGCAACCAATTGGTCGTATGTGCATGAGATGTAACCTTTGAGCGAGGTTCCGTTGATGAGTGGCGTTCTTCTAACTGCTGTAGTTGTCATGGATAGAAAGATAGCACAGGAAAGAGTGCGTGCAACTTATTTTTCAAAAATAATTACGCCCTTGGGCGTAATAGTGCTTGACAGATCCCCAGGGCTACCCCTGGGCGTTGGTGGACAGGATGAGACTCGAACTCATAACCAACGCCTTAAAAGGGCGCTGCTCTACCATTGAGCTACCTGTCCCTTTGTGCCAGAGCCTCCCCCGCACTCGCGGGGGAGGATGGATGACACAACACACCTAACCACAGAAATTATCTTGCTGCTTCAAAGCAGTGAGCCGCATGGAGTTCCAGATGTTTGCGGATGTCTTTAATTTTTTGCTTGACCTCATCTCTTTGAGAGACTGCCATGTTCCAACTCTCATCGCCCTTTGGGTAGTAGTCTCGCTTGTGAAACTCAACCGCAAAAAACTTTTCAGAGAATTGTTCTAGCGCACGAAGCGCATCGAAGTACTGTCCACCTAGTGATTTGCCATCGTTGCCATTCATGTGGATGAATGGAAAACAAACAGAAGGATTATCAAGCTGGACTTGTGATTGTGCTGTTTCGGAGATCATTGTTGCAAGTATGTTTGGATTTTTTCTTTTAGTTCAATGAGGAAGTTTTCTTCCACGTTCAATTCGTATGAGAGCTTATCTCTTAAGTCTGCATCCGTCAAGCAATGTTTGCAGATTTCGAGGGCTTTGGTGATGTCTTCTGGTGTGAGCATGATATTAGTCCCAACGTTGTTCAATAAAATCTTTGACCCTCATTTCCTGTAAGACAAGAAATTTAAATTTTTGTTTTAGTTTTGAAGTGAGTTCAATTAGACCATCAGCATATATCTTCGCATCACACTTGTCAAGTTTAAAACGAAGATCATGACCGTCTTGACGAGAAAACAAAGAAAACGTATCTCGTATTGTTTCAACATTATCATCGTAATGATAGACTTCTGATCCAAATTCGCTTTGAAGTACGAATGCCCAAGATTCACAAAGGATGTCTAACAGGTCTGATGGACTGATTGGTTTTGATTCTGCTTTCAATGGGTTGTTCATGTTTAGAACTCTATCATGGGTTTTGATTCGCGCAACATTTATTTATCAAAAAATTACGCACTTAGTGCGTAATAGTTCTTGACAGTCGAGCCAGGGGTAGCCCTGGCCCCAACCCTTTCAGGTTGAGGCGGTTATACTACTCGACCTCCTCTTCTTCCTCTTCTTCCTCTTCGTCGAGCCCACCGAAGAGCGAGTCCCACTCTTCGGCGGTAATGCCCGACTTAATGAACTCCCGCTCGTCGGGAGTTAAGTTAGGGAACGCATCTTGCAGCAGAGCGCCTGCTGCATAGAGGTCGAGCTGCGTTTGCGTGATGGGAAGATCAAGCGTGTTGACTTCCCCCGATACCCACGATGTGCGTGTGATGTTCATGTTTTTATTATTTGTTGCTGATTTGACGGACAGAAGAAACTGGTGGCCATTCGGGCGATTCGCCGTTAAGAAGGGCGATTTGATATTCGCGCTCTTCGATCATGCACTCGATTGCGGTTTGCAACTGGCGCAAAGAGTCGAGGTCGCTGAAGTTTTGCTTAATCAATTCGATCAATGGGTTCGTTCTCATGGAAGAATCATCTCACAATTCTGCTTTTGCACAACAAAAAAAGAGCAAAAAAATTTACGCTGCAAGCGTAATAGTTGTTGACAGCCAGCCCAGGGGTAGCCCTGGCCCCCAACCCATTCGGGTTGAGGGCTTTAGCTCTGTCTACTTGGCCAAGTCAAAGAATGGGCCACTGAACTGGATTTGCCGTTCGTGCGCAAGTGCTTGCGCCCGTTCACGTTCCTCCTGATCAGCCACCTGCTGATTGAGGATATGCGCCTCTTGCAACATTGCGCTGCACTCATGCGCAAGCATGAAAAGCAATGTGTGTTGCTCGCAAGTGAGCGCGAGTGGGTCGAGCCCCGCAATCATTTTGCGGGACTCGATGAGGACTGCGTTTTGCATAAGTTGAAGTGCGTCTTGCATAGGATGTATTATTCGCGTTCTTGGAGTTGTTTGATTCTGCCTGCAATATGTTCTTTGGCCTCTGGCACAAAAGTTGCCATACCTATCAAAAAACCTTCGAGGTGGCCAACGATGCACGCATCGACAAGTTTCTCGCCATGCCTTTTCGCGATGTCCGCCTTGGTAGCGGCCATGAAGGTTTGCATAATCTGAACTGCGTCTGTGTAGTTGTTTCTTTCCATGCCCAAACAATAGCATAAAAAGAAAGGGCTACAATACTCTTTTTTCATGCCAAGCGTGAAAAAAAGTTCATAAAAATTTTCACTTAATAGCGTAATAGTTCTTGACACCCAGCCCAGGGGTAGCCCTGGCTCCCAACCCTTTCGGGTTGAGGGGTTTACGGGTTTAGTTGTATGCCTTGAGCGGCCCTTGGCCCTCGCACTCAATGCGATGGCGCTCAGTCAAGCGCTCAACCGTTTCAATCGTGTGCCGCAAAGAGGCTTGGAACTTTGGGTCGCCTTCAAAATCAAACTGCAAGTCGCGCAATGCGTGCTCAAGCATCATGGCCTGAATCGTGGTGCGCGTCGAGAGCTTGTTGCGTGGGTTCACGCTAGAGTATGCGTGAATTTTGCTGATCAGATCAGAGACTTTGATGTTTTCCATGCTCAGACAATAGCAGAAAACAAAATGTGCGCAACACTCTTTTTTCATGCCAAACTTCAAAAAAAGTTTACAAAAATTTTCACCCTATTTCATAATAGTTCTTGACGCCCAGTCCAGGGGTAGCCCTGGACCCCAACCCTTTCGGGTTGAGGTGTTTGCGCTTATGCTATTCTTCCATCATGCACTCGATGGCCGCTTTAATCTTTGCTAGTGAATCTGGGTCATTATATCCTTGACGGATTTGCTGAATGATTCCTTCGCATGATTGCGTATTCTCGACGAACGTGCATAACTCCTTGAAGTCTGGGTCGCTTGGAAGCGACAGCGCCCAATTCAGACTCTGCTGAATTGCGCGAAGCGCGTTTAGATCCCTGTCTTCGTAAGTGTCGGTGGTAGGATAGTCGTACATAACTGAGAGAATCATATACAAGAAAGTGTGCGGTTCAACATAAAAATTTTGCTTTTGATGCTTAATAGTTCTTGACAGCGAGTCCAGGGGTAGCCCTGGCGGCTTGTCAAGTATTTTCTTTTGTTTTTCTCACAAAAAAAGCCGCCCGAAGGCGGCTTTTTGTGCTTGACGCGATTTTAGAAATCGCCCCCTTCGCACTCGTTCATCGACTCCCAATGGGAGTCGAGGAAACTGTCCTCCCCACCGCCGTAGTCCTCATCCGTCCCCCACCCAGCGGACGCGAGCGCATCCGCATCCGCCTCGCCATCCGTCATGCCGTCCCCTTCGTCTTCGCCCAGATCCTGCGTGCAATCGTCCCCCTCCGCCTCGATCTGCTCCGAAGGATCGTAGTACTCCCCAATCGAGGGGCAGCACCCGCAGCAAGGCGCGTCCTCGCAGGGGAACTGCGCGTGCGTGTTTTCGTCGTCTGAACCTGAATTAGATGATGTAACCATGCGCCAAACATAACACATAAAAGCAAAAGGTCAAAAACTATTTGCGTGCCAAGCCTGAATTTAAATTCATAAAAATTTCTCACAAATAGCATAATAGTTGTTGACGCCCGACCCAGGGGTAGCCCTGGATCTTGTCAAGAGTTTTTTTTATTTTAGTGCAAAAAAAAAGCCGCCCGAAGGCGGCTTTTATGGCGGCTTTTATGCTTAGAGCGCCATTTGCCTTTCGTGCGCGAACGCTTGCGCCCATTCGCGAGCGTCCTCCTCCGCTTCCCCGAATTCGACGGAGGCGACATCCGCCTCCTGCGCGAAACGCGCCTCCTGCGCGTTCGCGCAGGCAAAGGACGCGATTTGATGGAGGAGCGCGATGTGCTCCTCCGTCAGGGATGCGCAATTGAGGTCGCGCACGCAGGCGCGAACGTGAATGAGAACCGCTGTGAGATTGGACGATGTATTAACCATGCGGATACAGTACAAAAAGAATGCTGCGATTGGAAGGATTATTTGCAAAAAATTTCTCACTCTATGCACAATAGTTGTTGACAGGGTGGCCAGGGGTAGCCCTGGGGGCTGTCAAGCTTTTTTTGCTTTTTTTATGCTTGCACAACTTGCATGTTCTGTGGGCGCATTGAGTACTCCTTAGAGTACTCCTCATTCGTGAGTATCAGCGCGAAGCTGATATCGAAGCGACCACTTGCAAACAACTCAGCGCGAACGCTTTTTGCTTCGTCGCGAGTCTCGCAACGGATAGTTTCATGCCCGAAGTTTCCCGCCTTGTTTAAGCTAACGTATAATGTGAACATGCGATGATTATAGGGTAACAAATGTGCGATTGCAAAAACTATTTTCGTGCCAAGTGTATTTTTAATTCTTAAAAAATTTCCTACAAATAGCTCAATAGTGCTTGACAGGGTGGCCAGGGGTCCCCCTGGAGTTTTTTGCCTAGTGAGTTTTTGCCGCCTCCTAGAGGTAGGCACTTCTTGCCTAGCGCCAGGGATCATGCACTTTCTGCATCATGCACTGGTCGCATGGCCATGCATGGGCCGCATCCCATGCATGGCGTGCATGGCCTACTTCTTGCTCGTGAAGTATTCTGCGCATTCTGCAACCAGCGCAACGATGGTTATGAATGTCATGGGGAATAGGACTAATGCAGATGCTGCAATGATGTCTTTCATGGGGTGTGTGTGTGTGTGTGTGTGTGTGTAGGTTGGGGGGCTCGCGCCCCCCTTGTGATTCTTGCTTAGGCGTTTGCGTATTCTCTAACTAACTTAAGACCATTCACTTCCAACGTGCGGATTTTGGCCGCACTAGTGAAGCTGCGCGTGCCCTTGGCCGTTGAGAGGATGTATTGCGTACCAGCACCGCACGCCTTGGACTCAACTAAGGTGCCTTCGAGCGTCTTGAATTGTCCGTTATCGTTTACGCGATCGTTTGACGATGCGTGGTAGGTGACTTTGATGTTCGATCCGTTTGCGATTGTCAGGTTTGCCATATGTGAGAAGTATAGGGAATTGAGGTTGAGAAACAAGATTTATTTGTGTTTTTTTAGTCTTTTTTCAAGGAGTTGATCGTGTTTTCGACGTATCGCTTGACATCATTATCCCAATTGATCATCAACCCTAGCACTGAAGTTAAAAAGGCTTCGGTTGAGACTTGGATCAATGCTTCGTCGCCATTCACGCGCTTGCACACGCTTTGTTTGTATGTTGCGACAAGGGTTTCGGCGATTTGCTGTGAGGCTTCGTAAGTTGTAATCATGTGAGAAGTATAGGGAGTTGAGAGAGGGAAACAAGGTTTATTTGTGTTTTTATTTCACTTTTTTCTGCAAGCGCAAAGCACTAGGAGAGAGAGAGTTAGGATGCTCATCTGCAAGTAGGTGAATGAGAGAAGGTTAAAGAGGAGGGATCGAACCTCCTCAGGTTGAGCGCTTAGTGAATGTAATCATGAGCGGCTTCGCCGCATTCGTCTGAGGGAATACTTTCAAGCTCCTCAGGTGTGAGCGCAACGTATTCATCACCAACCTTTTTCAAGGCTTTAATGATGAAAGCATCACAAAAGTCTGGGTAGTCACACATATCAATTCCATCCATCTCAATGTCGAAGCATTCGACTGCTTCGCCGTTAACCGTTAATTTCATATCCATGTGAGAAGACTAAGCGAAGCGCTTTCGAATCGCAACATCTATTTCATTTTTTTTTATGGGGCTCCCACCCTTGCAACTTGCATTTTGTGCATGCCGCGCATGCCCCCCCATTATTTGAAAAATGCACTGCGTGCATCCCGCGCCAGGCCAGGGGGGGCCATATTTTCAGTCCACCACTCCAAAAACAACCATTCCAAACTATACCCCTCCCCCTTTTTTTAAAATCATTATAATCTCTCCCTATACAATCAATAACTAAACTCAAAAAAAATCGGACGCCTCTATTCGTGTAACCTTTTATATGAACCACGACGTAAACTTCAAGTGCTTCGTCCGCAGATCACACTTTACTAAAAATAATATGGACAAAGAGGTGTACGACCCCTGCATTGCATTTGCCCTCCAATCAATCTCAGGAAAAATCATAACATTTCATATCATGACTGATTACGGAATGCTTCGCTCCAGAGTTCCAATATCAGAAATATTCCTTAAGCCGCCAGGACATGATATCCCCTATCACTACAAACAACTTTGGGACTGTTTTGGCGAAAAGGCTGAAGTCATAAGCTATAAATATTTGAAAGAAAAGAGATGCCAAGTCATTTTAAAAGATAAAAAATTAATCTGGGCAACTTATATGTTTACTGTGGATTGGTATGACAATCCTTATAGCGAAGAACCAACCGATTACAAGTGTGGTCACATCCTAGCTGCAGATGACGGTTATTTATTATGTCAACCAAACAATAGAATATATTGGAAAGACTCGAATTTCATTTGCCGCGATTTTCCAATTGACAAAAAGGATATTAAAGTAGATCATGAGTTATTGTCTGTAGAAACTGCATCCGATAAATGGGTGTCAGAAGATACGGACTCATTTTACTACAATATCAATGAAAACTGAACAACTGAAAGTATTCACATCGACAAAAGAACTGCTCGAACACTATTCTGACATCTCAACAGAAAAGAAAGATGAAATTGGCCACAAACATTTCATGATTTCAATTGAGCATCAGCTCAAATGGTTCAATGGCGGTTTAGGATCTATCACTTATTTTGAAACAATTAAAAATGATAAAATAGCTACAACCAAAGGCGAGTTTCTGTATAGCATGCACACAGAATATGTAAAAAATCTTTATGTAGGAGAAATTAAAAATGATAAAATAACTGAACCCGTATATATTAAAGCAGATGGGTTCGATGATTGCTTGGTTGGATTGGGATTCCGTTTTGGCAATAGGGGAACCTTAGTTTATGATCAAGCAAAAGTAATCGATCGACTAATTAAAGACAGTGACGGGAGGATGTCTGAAGATGAAGCTTTAGAATATTATGAGTTCAATATCCTCGGAGCGTTTGTCGGCGAGAACATGCCAATCTTCGTAGAAAAATGCACTATGAAGGATATCAACGATCTAATTGAGGATGAATGTCCGCAAGATGAATGCTGTGGTGGAGGATGTCACCAAACAGATTCGTAAGATCCATTATCTAAAGTATAAAATATATTTTTAAAGCCCAAACCCTGCAGGACTTTCATACAGTTCTGACAGGGTTTTGCTATTTTTACTTTATCTTCATTATCGATTCGCACATTAACAAAAGTAAATTTAGAACAATCAGTTTTACCTATTTTAATAAGAGCGTCAATTTCAGAATGAATTGAAGCAATGTATTTTTCTGGATTGTCTTTAAATCCCTTGTAAACTCCAAAAATGTTTCTTCTGTGCAATTTTTTAAGATTATTTATTCCTATGCTTATTAACTTATTCTTATTGTAAACAAAAGTTACATGAAAGGCTCTGCCCGTTTGCCTATCTTTCTTTAAGCATTTGGCTATTTCTATACATTTTTTTATTTTGGTAGTTGCGCTCTTAGTCACATTAAGAGTGTAAAAAGATAAAAGGAATAAGTCAATGCCATTTCTAAAATATTCAAACCTACCAGTTTTTGCAGAGTTTACTATTGAAAATACTGCCCCATCAAAAATTGTAAATAAAGTTTTCATGGCTACAGAAGCTACTTTATCATTGGATGCAAATTTATCTCCGAATCGTTATCTAGGGAAAACTCAAGTTAGAAATGACTTTTCTTTAACTGGTCCACTAGAAGGCAAGTTTTCGATGTCTTTTATACCAATTGTAGAAAAAGACCAAGTAACGGTAACTAACATACAAAAAGAAAATCAAACTGGATTTTTTGGGCTTACTGGAGATTTTCCTAATGGACATCAAATATTTTTTTCAAATTTCTTACTTAAAAAAGTATATCTTCAAGGCTATTCAGTAAAAATAAATCCATATCAACCAGTTTCCGTTTCAGCTAATTTTGTAGCTTATGACGTAACATCTTTAAAAGGACAGATATTAAATGAATTTACTACTCCATTAATTGTGCCCAAAACTCCATCTAGTCCATACTACGAATCTCTTCACGCATTAACTACAAAGATGGATGGATCTACAACGAATATTCCATCAACTAAAATTTCAATAGAAGTGAATGTAGATTGCCAAAGAACTCCGCTTTATACATTAGGACAGCAAACTCCAGATTCAGTAACGCTAACTGCTGCAGAAAGAACAACAACAATACAAGGCGAAAATGTAGGAGCTATTATTGATATAACAGGAGCGAATCCAGGCGCTACAAATATACATTTTCTTCCATTAAGTAAAAGCGCTCAGACACCTGCGGCTGGCAATAATTCTTTATCATTTGACATAAATGGAAGAATTACATCGCAACAAATTTCTGTTGCGCAAAATTCAGTACTTAATGGAAGAGTTGTTATAAAAGAAGTGATTTTATAATTTATAATATAAAAATGGCAAAAAAACCAATCCTCAAAAGTGGAAAAGATTTAAATATTTCCCCTAAACAACACGAAAAAGTTAATTTCAAGCAAAGGCCCTTTAAGTTTTCCGAAAAACAAAAACAATTTCTAGAATTAGCTTTATGCGATGATTCTAAAATAATTTTCTTAGCTGGACCAGCAGGAACATCCAAAACTTACATGTCGGTATATGCAGCAATTAATTTGCTTGCGAAAGATACGAATAAAGAAATAATTTATGTAAGAAGTATTGCCGAAAGCGCTGAAAAAGGACTCGGCAGTTTACCAGGCGAGGCAGATCACAAATTCGAACCATTTGTGACTCCACTTTGGGAAAAAATCGATGAAATGGTTTCGGAAGAGCATGCTGTATGGTTGAAAAAAAGCGAATTGTTATCTGCGAAGCCTATAAATTATCTTCGAGGCGCAAGTTGGGCGGACAAATTAATTGTTGCAGACGAAGCTCAGAATTTTTCTTACAAAGAATTAGTTACGCTTATTACCCGTATTGGCGAAAATAGTAAAATGTTTATTTGTGGAGATTTTATGCAAGCGGATGTAAAGTCTAGCGGATTTAGACAAATGTTTAATTTATTCAATGATCAAGATTCACAAGATAATGGAATTTTTTGTTTTGAATTTGATAACAACGACATTTACAGGAGTGGAATCTTAAAATTTATTATTATTAAATTGCAACAAGAAAAAGATAAAGAAAAGAGTAGTTCTTAATTTTATTTAAAATATATTTTCTCATTTGATTATAATGTAGAAAATATGGCATTCATATTCTGTTCCAACTGCGGCTCAAAAGCCGAATATAGCTTTTCTGCTCCAAACTTTTGTTCAAAATGTGGAGAATCTTTTTCTGGTAAAAAAAATACGTTTAAATTTGCTCCAGCAAATCAAATAAATCCTAATGTTGAAGATATTGATGATGAAGAAGAGTCTGATAATGATTCCGAATCTTTTTATTCAAATTCAATAAGAGTGCCTCGAATAAGAAATATCGAAGTTGATATTTCTAATTCTGAAATTGGAGCTAGAATAGTAAAAATGTCTGATTTAATTAATGGCAATCATAATCAGCAACCATTTAAAGCTGGGAGTCGCCAAAATTTAAACGAGGCAATTGATGAGCGGAAATCAAATTAAAAAATTTACATTTGAAGAAAAATGCGATGTTGTTAGCAAGGCTATAAACAAAAAAAGAAATAAATGGCAATTAACAGCCATAACTTGGATGGATTTTGATGATGTTTCTCAAATAATTAAACTTCATATATATAAAAAATGGAACATGTGGGATCAGTCAAAGCCACTTGAGCCTTGGATAGGTAGAATAATAGCAAATCAACTTAAAAATTTAATTAGGAACAACTATACTAATTACATAAGACCCTGCTTAAATTGCCCTCACAATGGTGGAGAAGATCAATGCCTGATTTCTCCCAATGGAATTCAAAATAATTTTTGTGAATTGTATGCAAAGTGGGAAAAGCAAAAGAAAAATGGTTATGATTTAAAAATGCCATTACCGCTAGAAAATCATAAGAAAGAAATTGAAGAAACTATAGATAGTTCATTCTTTTCGTTTGATAATGTGGATTTGCTGAATGGCGAAATGCAGAAAGTTTTAACAATAAAGCAATATAATGCATACATTATGCTTTTCTTTGAAAAAAGAGATGAAGAAGATGTTGCTCGATTTATGGGTTATAAAACTACTGAAAAAAATAGAATGATTGGTTACAAGCAGATAAAAAATTTGAAGAAATTGTTCAGAGAAAAAGCTGCTGAAATTTTAAAAAACAAAGATATTTTTTATGGAACCTAAACCTTCAAGTTTAAGTTTTGAGCAAGAACAATTTATATTAAATAATTATAAATTAGTCAAAGACTTAAACGTTTTGACTAAAAAAGTTTTTGAAGACGAAAGTCTTGATGGCAGATCAATTGAGGGCAAATTAATACGCGCATTTTTAGTAAGAAATAAGTTAACTTATAAAACTACAAAACATACAAAAGTAGATGCGATTGAATTAACCGAGGCAAATAAACATTTCATAATGCAATCTGCTGAAAATGGCATGAGTTCGTTTGCGATTGCCGAGTTACTGTTTCCAGATAGGCAAGTAAAGAAGCTGGGAGCCGAACAGAGGGCTGTATTAGAACATATACGTACAGTTAACGAAGATTTCGTCCCAAGTCAAGAAAGTGGCTTATTGACGCAATATAGCCCACCTAAATCTTATCCAAGATTAATTAAAAAAGTTTTCGATTCTACAGGCACTCAATTAGAAGAATTAAAACTCGCAAGAAATCAAAAAAATTGCTTGGATAAAATGGCAATTAATTTATCAAACTCTCGATTCATTAAAATAATGAATAACTATACCTCTAAAGATGATCGTAATCTTTTTGAGGAAGAATTTGTTAGATTAACTTGGGATAAACCAGATTTAACTGCTGACGAATTAAATTTATATATGAATGTTTGCAAGGAAATTATTAATTTGGAAGTAATAAGCAAACATTTGAATAAATTAAATGACTTATTTGAAGATGCGCAAGATCAAAACGAAATGACTGTTAAATTAGCTGAAATCATTAAAGCTAAAAGTGGCGAGTATCATCAATGCGAAGGAAGAATTGAAGCTTTAACAAAAAAACTTCAAGGAGATCGTTCCGAAAGAATGAAAAACAAACAAAGAGAAAATGCTTCGATTCTTTCACTAGTTCAAATGTTTCAAGAGGAAGACGAACGCAAAAACATGGTTAGAATTGCTGAAATGCAAAAAGAATTAGTTTCCAAAGAAGCTCAACGTCTTGAGGGCATGGCTGCATTTAAAGCTAGAGTTTTAGGAATATCAAAAGAAGATGTCATTTAACTGTTTAGAGTGTGAACAAGAATTTGATTCCGAAAGATCTCTCCATGCGCACATAAAAAAGCATGGAATTTATCTTCATGATTATTTCGTAAAACATTTTTCACGTAGAAATCTATTAACCAATGAATTACTTCCGTTTAAAAATAAAGAATCTTATTTTGAGTATGATTTTAATAGTGTGTCTGAGGTTTACGCTTGGTGTGAGACTGCTAATCAAAAAACTGTCAGAAATTATATATTAAGCAAGCTCGAAAGTAGAATTAAAAGTCGAAATTTAACTTTTGCACCAAATGAAATTGAACTTTATACAAGCATGCTTCCAAGCATATCTATATATAAAAAATTTTTTAAAAGTTATACGTTTGCATGCGAAGAAATTGGGGCAAGGCCAATGTTTAATGCAAAAATTCCAGATGGATTCTGGAATAATGACTCAATTAAAGATTTAATAATTTTAACTGACACTAGGGAGCAGGAACCTTTATTTTTTGAAAAACAATTAGTTAGAAAACTTGATGTTGGCGACTATGCGATCCAAGATCATTTTGATTATACATTTGTTGACAGAAAATCCGAAGGGGACTTCAAGTCAACATTAAGTAAAGACAATTTTTTAAGATTTAAAAGAGAACTAGATAGATGTAGAGCAATGGATTGCTATTTATTTGTTGTCATAGAGTCCGATTTAAAAAAATTAGACGACTCGAATAAAAAATCAGCTCACAAAGCAAATATGAAATATATTTATCATAACATGCGAGTATTGCAGCACGAATATAGAGATTGTTGCCAATTTGTTTTCTCTGGAAATAGAAAAAATAGCGAATATTTAGTTCCAAGAATTTTATTTCATGGAAAAAAGATTTGGAATGTTGATTTACAATATTTCATTAACGAAAAAAAATTATGAGTTGGGAACTTGGAAATCAAAAGAGTAGAAATATTAACAAAGATATTAATAAATTAATTCTTGAAAGAGAAGGTTTTCTGGACGAGAGGGAAGCTAAAGTTTTATTGTATAAATTTCTAAGAGAAAATCCATCTTTCACTTCTGAGCTTTTAACTGGAGTAGAACTATTTCCATTTCAACATATGGCCATAAAGGCCATGTTTCAAACTGATTATTTTTTAGGAATTTGGAGTCGCGGTCTTTCAAAATCGTTTACCACTGGCGTTTTTGCTATTTTGGATGCAATTATGCATCAAGGCGTTCATATTGGCATCATATCTAAATCATTTCGTCAAGCAAAAATGATTTTTAGGAAGATTGAGGAGATTTCTAAGACAGTTAAGGCTTCTATGTTCGCAGAGGCCATTACAAGGGTTTCTAGAGGCAATGATGAGTGGTTTATGGAGATCGGTAGATCTCGAATTACGGCACTGCCATTAGGTGATGGCGAAAAACTTCGTGGTTTTCGTTTTCAAAGAATGATTATCGATGAATTTTTGTTGATGCCAGAAAAGATCTTTACAGAAGTTATAACTCCATTCTTGGCAGTTGTAGAAAATCCAACTGAAAGGCAAAACATTCACAACATGGAAAGCAAAATGATTGCCGAAGGAAAAATGACCGAAGACGAAAGAACGATTTGGCCCAATAATAAAATTATTGGATTATCTTCTGCAAGTTATAAGTTTGAATATCTTTACAAGATATACCAAGAATACGAAAATTTAATTAATGCAGAAAATAATAAAAATCTAGCTCATAGAGTGATCATGCATTTTAGTTATGATTGTGCGCCAAGTCAATTGTATGATGGAGCTGCATTGCAGCAAGCAAAAGCGACTTTAAGTGAGTCTGCTTTCGAAAGAGAGTATGGAGCTGTTTTCACAGATGATAGCAGTGGTTACTTCAAAGTAAGTAAAATGATGGCGTGTACAATTAAAGATGGCGAAGGTCAATCTGTTGAAATTGCTGGTGACCCAAATGCCAAATATATCCTAGCATTCGATCCTTCTTGGTCAGAATCAGAAGGATCTGATGATTTTGCAATGCAGGTCATTAAATTAAATCAAGAAAAAAACACTGGAACTGTTGTGCATAGTTATGCGATAGCTGGAACTCCATTAAAAGAACACATATTTTATTTTCATTACTTATTAACTCATTTTAACATTGTTTGCATGGTTGGTGACTATAATGGTGGCGTTCAATTTTTGAATTCCGTAAATGAAAGTGAACTTTTTAAAAATGCAAAGTTAAAAATTGAAACATTTGACGCTGATTTTGAAAATTTGCAAGAATATAATGAAGCAGTCAGGAATTGCAGAAATCAATATAATTTATCTCAAAAAAGAATATGTCATTTAAGGAAGCCATCTTCTGGCTGGATTAGATATGCAAATGAATTGTTGCAGGCAGGCTTTGACCATAAAAAAATATTCTTTGCTGGAACCGCAATGAATGAAGACTATCAATCACAAAGAAATAAAAATATCCCAATAGATGAAATTAAGTTTTTGCGCGTGGAAGATGAAAATCAAAGCTCTGGCGCGAAGATAATTGATTTTATTGAACATCAAAAAGACATGTTGGATTTAACTAAGGCTGAATGCGCCTTAATTCAACCTAGTACTACGACAAATGGAACTCAGACTTTTGATTTGCCACCTAATTTAAAAGGGCAAAAGGGTCCAGATAGAGCAAGAAAGGATTCTTATTCTGCGCTTATTTTAGGTAATTGGATCATGAATGTTTATTATGACATGATGACTGTGACAGTGCAAAAACCCGCTACATTTATACCAATGTTTATAAAGTAACTTTAAAGTCAACTTTTAAGTGTAATAAATTCGTATGTCTGAAAAAAGGAAGTATAATAAAAAGTCTGAATATTGGAACTCTTTCAAAAAAAAGAATTTTCCAAAGCAAGTTGAAATTTCTCAAGGTTCAATGAGTGTTTCAATTCCGCCAATAGCTGCTGGAGAACCTTTTTATACTTCTGACGCTTCATATTCAAGAGGTGGCGATTCTAATAAAAATTCAGACAATAGAAATAACTCCTCTAGAGTTAATAGATCCGCATTATCTACTGTAGTTAATAGATTTAGCAGTATTAGATCTGGGTTGCTTCCTTATGAATATGCTTCTGATGGAGTAAACGTAAGAGAAGCTATTGAGCTTTGTCAAAAAGCTTATGCAAACGTTGCAATTTTTAGAAATTCAATCGATGTTATGGCAGAATTTGCAAATTCGGAAATATATTTAGAAGGCGGTAATAAAGCGTCAAGAGATTTCTTTTATAGATGGTTTAACAAGATTAGATTATGGGATTTGAAAGATCAATATTTTAGAGAGTACTATAGAAGTGGAAATATTTTCCTTTATAGGATTGATGGACAGCTTTCCCTAGAAGATTTTTCAACACTTTCTAAAACTTATGCTGCTGAAGGTTTAAAGCCAGATAAAATACCAATTAAATATATTCTGCTTAATCCATTCGATATTGTAGCTCAAAGAAGCTTGAGTTTTGTTGGAACTTCTTATCAAAAAATTCTTTCGGAGTATGACATGGAAAGATTACGTAATCCAAAAGATGATTACGATAGAGAAGTTTTTAATGCTTTGCCAAAAGACGTTAAGGAAAAAATAGAAAAGGGTCAATATTACTCAAGAGGACTTTTAGTAGAAATTGATAAGGAAAAAGTTTCTTACAGTTTTTATAAGAAGCAAGATTATGAACCTTTTGCAGTTCCATTTGGATTTTCTGTATTAGAACCAATTAATGCGAAATTAGAATTGCAAAAAATGGATCAAGCAATCACAAGAACTGTTGAAAATGTCATTTTATTGATAACTATGGGTGCCGAACCCGAAAAAGGTGGAATTAATCCACAAAATCTTTATGCAATGCAGCAACTTTTCATGAATGAAAGCGTTGGTCGCGTTTTAGTTTCCGATTACACAACAAAAGCTGAATTTATTATCCCAGACATTTCTAAAATCATTGGTCCAGAAAAATATCAAGTATTAAACGAAGATATTAGAAATGGCTTGCAAAATATAATGCTTGGTAGTGAAAAATACAACACTACAGAAGTGAAAGCTCGCATTTTCATGGATAAATTGAATGAAGCTAGAAGAGCATTTTTAAATGACTTTTTGCAAAGAGAAATAAATAGGACTGCAAAAAATTTAGGCTTTAGACAAATTCCTGTTGCTAAATTTACAGACATTGATTCAAAAGATCAAACCGAATTACTAAGAATAACAACAAGATTAATGGAATTAGGAATCATTACTCCTCAACAAGGCTTGGATGTATTTAATACTGGCAGATTTCCAAATTCTGAAGAGATTGGTTCGACTCAAGATCAATTTGTTTCAGAAAGAAAGAAGGGTTATTATAATCCTTTAGTTGGTGGAGTTCCAGTTATCGCGCCACCAGCTCCAAAACTTCCAGCGGGAGCTTCTCCAGCAGTAGCAAAGCCAGCCGCTCCAGCAAAAAACACTACTCCTAAAGTAGCTGGAAGACCAGTTGGTAAAAAAGCTCCAAGCAAAACTATTAAAGGATATTCTCAAAAAAATATTCAAAAAGTAATATATAGCGCTGAAACTTTAAAGGAAAATATTGAAAAATTACTTTTGAAAAAATTCGAAAAACAAGAACTAAGTAAATCTCAATCAGAAATGGCAGATAAGTTATGCGAGTCAATCGTTTGCTCTTCAGAAATGCAAGATTGGAATGAAACAGCCGAATCTTGTGTAAACGATATAGATCAAATTATTGAACTCCAAACTATTAGTGAAATTTTAGATATTTCTGGAGAGCATGAGTTAGAAACTTATCCATCTGCAATTTTATACCATTCAGAAAAAAATGAGCAAATATAAATATATTTCAAACTTCACAATTGGGCAAATTAAAGTTTGTCCTATTATTGATACCTTTTCAAAAGCATCTTTGGAGCATTTAGCTCCACTTATTCCAAACAATGAAGTAGATCTTAATGAAAATATTGATCTTTTAGGAGTGGCTTTTAATGCCGCAGTCGTAAATCGCTTTAATAAAAATGATGATGGTATTGATACGGAAACTGCACTAAGAATTGCAAAACTTTTTAAGCATAAGCCCACGAATATTGAACACAAAAAGGATAAAGTGGTTGGTCATATTTTAACTGCTGGATTTAGTTCTTATGGAGAGAATAAAATCTTAACTCCAGATGAACTTGATGGATATTCGGACGCTTTCAACATAGCGCTTGGCGCAGTTGTTTATAAATTTGTTAATAAAGAATTTGTTAATGCGTTACAAGCTTCTTCGGAAGATGCCAATAGCGAATATTATGGAAAAATATCAACAAGCTGGGAATTAGGATTTAATGAGTACAAAATTGCAGTAGGTTCTGAAAATTTAAAAGAAGCAGAAATCATAACAAACGAAAAACAAATTAATGAATTAAAAGGTAAGCTAAAATCTTATGGAGGATCTGGAAAATTAGACGATGGAACAAAAATTTACAGACTAGTTGTGGGTGAAGTTTATCCACTTGGCATTGGATTCACTACTAATCCAGCCGCTGATGTTAATGGCATTATTACTGAAAGGGCTGACAATTACGAAATTAAAGAGGAGCCTAAAGCTAAAGTATATCAGTATAAGTCACACTTTTTTAACAAAAAAAATTCCCATTCAAAAAATAACGATGTAAATTCTCAAAAAGAAAGTGATATGAATTTAGACAATTTTATTTCTGAAGTTAAGGAAGCTTTAACCGAAAAGAAAGTCTCTCAAGAGACTGCAGCTAACATGACTGCTACTTTCACTGAAGCTATTAAACAAAAAGATACGGAATATCGCCAACAATTAGATGCTGCCAAATTAAACCAAGAAGCATCTGAAAAAGAAAAACTAGAACTTAAGGCTTCAGTTGAAGAAGTAAAGCAACAATTGGCCGATGCTCTTTCCAAGCTTCAAGAATTCGAAGATCATAAAAGATCTGAATTAGCTAAAGCTCGTTTCAATCAAAGAATGCAAGAAATCGATGAAGCTTTCGATTTAGATGACGAAGATCGTCAAATTTTGGCTGCAGACATTCAATCTTTAGACGAATCAGAAGAAACTTTCGCTGCTTATAAAAATAAAATGGCAGTTCTTTGGAAGAATAAGAATAAAAAAGCTAAAGAAGAAAAAGAAAAAGAAATGAAGGCCGCTATCGATGCAGAAGTTGAAAAAAGACTTTCTGAATTCCAGAAATCCAAAGCTTCAAACTCAGTAGATGAAATTTTAGACAATGCTAAAGCTGTTGAAGCTGGAGTGCCAAACAATAATCAAGAATCTTCAAAACCAAACAAATCCCTTTACGAAAAATTCTCAGAAGCTTTCAAAAGGGAAAACATCACAATTTCTTAACAGAAAAATCAACAATATAAAACATTATGGGCAAAAGACTATTACCCTTTAGACAATATAACGAGCATGAAGTTATCAACATGTTCGCACTCGATGATAGCGTTTTAACAGCTACTCAAAGTATCACAGAAACTCATTCTGGCGATGCTGGAGTTTTCGTTAAAGTTAGCGCTGGCGATTTGGATGCAGATCCAGTTACGTACACTTCTGATTCTTACTTAGGTAAGACTGATTTTCCGTATGTTGGAGCTAATGGCTATCCAAAAGTCAGCTTAAAAGTAACTCCTGCTGCTTCTGGAGATAGATTCCCACTTGGAATTACTCTCTTTGAAACTGCAAAGTATGACGAGAATGGCCAAAAGCTTCTCTATTACCCTCAAAAGGCCATGGATCATCAAGTGTTGCTCCCTGGACAATCTGTACCAATCGCTACAAGAGGCATATTTACTTTAGCATCCGCTGCAATCGATGGAAATTTAACTGTTGGAGCTGGTTTCAAGCTTTCGGCTAACGCTGGAAAAATCACTGGAGCTGCTCTTAACGACAGTGTGGCACTTGGAACAGTTTTAGCAAAAGGAACTAGAGGAGATAATGGAATTTCCTACAAGTTGAAAGATGGTTCAACTCAGGGAGACGCATTCTCTGGTTCTTACGCGATCATCAAACTAGGTTTCTAATTTAAATAAAATAAAGATATGAAAATCTCACTCAAAAGAACTCCCGAACAGATCGAATTAGTAAAGGCTATGGCCTCCAAAAATCGTGATGTTGCATATGAAGCTCAAGTAGCTTTAGCGCAATTTCTTGGACCTGTTCTCGCTGAAGTAATCAACAACGCTCCTGTGTTGTCGAATCTCTTCTCAACTCTTCAATTCAATTCAGAAGATAATCCTTCAATTCCTTTGGATTTGTATTACGACATCACTGATGAAGATTATATTACTGTTTACAGCCAACAAGTAGCTGGTGGTCTTCCCACTAACCAAGTATTGCCTGTTACTCAAGAAATGAAGTTGACTACCTATACTCTCGATTCTGCTCTCAGCTTTGATAAGCGTTATGCAGCCAAGAGCCGCATGGATGTAGTTAGCAAAACCTTCACTCGCATGGCTCAAGAAATTCTTTCTAAACAAGAAAGAACTTCTGGAAACTTGATTTTAACATCTTTGGCTAATGCTGAAACAAATGGCAAAAAGCACATTCAAAGAGCTAATGCAACTGGTCGTTTCTTGCTCCAAGACATGAACGAACTTTTAACATTGTCTCGTAGATTGTTCACTTCCTTCTCAGCTGGCACTCCTGCTGATGGAGTAGCTGGAATGGGAATCACTGATTTGATGATTTCTCCAGAAATTGAAGAAGAACTTCGCGCAATGGCTTACAATCCAATCAGCACCAAGGGCGTATTGGCTACAACTCCAGATGGCAGCAACCCTGGTATCGCTGCTCCTGAGTCTGTTCGTGTTGGATTGTTCAATGGTGGTGGTGTTCCTTCATTCTATGGCGTTAACTTGTTAATCTTTAACGAGTTTGGTCTTGGAAGAAAGTTCAACACAGTATTTGATACTGTAGCTGGTTCAACTCAATGGCTCAAAGCTGACGGTGGTTATGTTGGTGCTAATGCGGGATCTGGAAATGATTTCGATGGCTCTAAAGACGAATTGTTACTTGGCATCAATCGCAATCGCGAATCATTGATTCGTGCAGTAGCGACTGATGGCGAGAATGGTTCTGAATTCAGCTTGATCGCTGATGACCAATACAGCATCCGCCAAGGAAAGATTGGTTACTTTGGTTCTCTTGAAGAAGGTCGTATGGTACTCGATACTCGCGCACTCTTCGGCAAGATTGTCAAGCGTTCCTAGTCAAAATTAACAGATTAAAATTTGGCCGCTCCTTTAAAGAGCGGCCATTTTTTTTATAATAAATAGTATGAAAAATATCGATGATCTAGAGCAGACTAATGGAAAAGATTTTGTGGAAAAACAAAAAGCTTTGGAGGAATTATTGGGTGTAAATAAAATTAGTCCGTTTGGAACTAATGAACTGGAAGTTTTTGAAGAAAATTTAAAGCATAGTACGCATTCAGATCTTCAAAGATTAGCTCAAAGAGTTGGTCTAAATCCATTTTTGGACAAAAGTAGATTAAAAGGTTCTTTGATTAAAGAATTTAAATCTTATACAAAAAACTCTAGAAGAAACTTAATTCCACAACCTGTAAAGGAAATTAAATTAGATAAAAACAATCCAGAACACGCAGAAACTATTAAATTTTTAGGAGAAATATTTTAATGAGTCAATTAGGTATTCTAGCTAGTGGTATATATGTAACTGAATTTGATTCGGATTCTACGGCAGCAAGTTATAATCAAATTTCTGGTTGGTTATCAGAAAATTTAGGCTTATTGAATACTTTTCTTAATACTAGTTTTTCTGGACAAAATCCAAACTTTGGTTTGGAGGAGCAGGCTATATATAAAGAAATATATTTATATAATTTTTATAATAAACAGTCTAGGAATATTTTGAGAGGAATAACTGCAACGTCAAATGCTGGCGATAATATTCTTTCAGTTTCTGATGGAGACAATCAGATTACTTTTGTTAATAGAAACGAAGTTGGCAAAGTGTATAGAGATTTAGCAAAGGAATCGAAGCAAAAATTAGATGGTTTAGTTGCAAAGTACAATATCTATCAAGCAAAACCACTTCAAGTTGGTGGGCACGAATCTATTTCAGTATCTGGATCTATTTTAGATTATTCTTCTTCTGCCGTTGGTTCCGCTGAAGGAGATGGAGGACTTCCAGATTCAAATGACGGCATTTATGATGCTGGAGAAGATGTTTAATAATTAAGTGTAATTATGTAAAATGTCTACATATCTCAGATTTTTACAAAGAAGAACTTCCATAACGGGGAGAGTCCCAGAAGTTACTGGATTATGTAGTGGAGAACTTTACGTTCAACTTGCCGATAAAACAATTTATTATAGGAATTGCGATCAGCAATTAACTACAGTTTTAACAGATGGTTATGCCTATGGGCAAAATGTTATAAAATTTAGCGGTGCTGAAAGTGGTGATTTTGCGCTTTGGAATGGAAGTAATTTTATTCCATATAATACTGGAGATTTAGCTTCTGCTATTCAAGCTTTCAGCGTTGATCTCACACCTTACGAAACGACTGGCTATGCACGTACATGCTACGTCACGACTGGCGAAACGGGATCGTTTGCAAGTAGCGTTGATCTCACACCTTACGAAACGACTGGCTATGCA